CCCTGCATCCTGTATCCCGATTCCTGAAGGCTTAGAGCTTCCAGAAGGACAGAAACAATTTGACCTCGTCGCTACCTTTATGGTTGAAGACGGTATGCTGAAGCCTTTGGCTATCGACGGTATCCCGATCCCTGAACCTGAAGAAGGTGAAGCCGAGCCTAACGCTGAGCATGAAATGGGTGAAAGCCCAGAAGAGCTCGGTCGCGAAGGTGAAGGCCCTCGCGGCGGCATGGGTCCAGGCCCCGCTTCCCAAGCACAAGGTGGCTCTTCGATGGGTGCTGATCAAGGCTTCATGGCCGCGATCGAAGCAGCTCTCGGTAAGCCAAAAGGCAAACGTTCGTAATTCTCCCGCATAATGAAGCACGTGATTTTTGACAAAGTCTTTAGCCCCTTGGCGGGTACGTGCGCTCCTCTTTTGGGAGTCCTAACCTCCCTTCAAACCGAACTCGCTTGGTACCTTCAGATCATCTCGCTCTTGGTAGGTACCACGGTTGGCTTGATTTCTTTGTGGCGTTCGATTAAGCGTTTCAAGTAATGGCCGAAATCTCCAAAGAAGAGCAAGACGCCGCGGATGCAAAGCAACGAGTTATCGATCGCTTGGTCGCCCGTGCGGGGGTTCAGGACTTAGCTCCAGATCTTCAAAAGAAAACTCCCGCGGAGATCCAGTCCGGTGCGGAGCTCAAAGGAAAGGCCAGCCCCAAGGACTTTATCGAGCCTTATTACGGCACTAGCTTGCTTCGTGAGATTCTCAAGGCCAAGCACTACAATCGCGACAACCCTACCTTAAAGGAGGACTCGTACGGGAAGATCTACCAAGATATCCCAGTTTCTGTTGAGTCAAGAGCTCCAAGCTCTTATAACGTAACTAATCCCAAGGTAACGCTAACAGGAACTCGCGGCAAAGAAATCAACAAGGTTAATGCAGATACCTTGGAGAAGTGGATGCAAGAGCCAGAAGGTTCAGATCTCAGGAAACAAGCAGAAGAAGCTATTTTTAGTAACGCTTACTCTAAAGCAAAAGATTACGCGGACTCTTCGCAGACCGCCGAACACGAGTTTGGTCACCACTACGCACGGCCACAAGAAAAGCTAGATATATCTAGCAAAGCTTATCCTGATAAACACCAGTATACTCATTTAAGTGGCCCCAGTGAGTTTTTAAATGGTATTGGGGAACTTCAACGTGCGACCTTTAAGGCAACAGGTAAAAGGTTTGAAGACCCTGAAGATTTTAAAAAGTTTATTCAGAGTGGGGCCGAGCCAGATTATTTGACCCCAGAAAGTTCGCGAGCAATCAATCATTTGCGAATGCAAATTAAAGCTGATGCAGATCAGGGTAATTATTATCTTAATAAAGTTTCAAAACTTGTTCCTGCTCTCGTCCAAAACGAAGAGCCCAAGTCCTTCCAGGACGCTATCGAGAAACGATTATCTTGACTCCGGTATCTATTATCGGTATTCTTCAAGCCTTATGACTAATACTACTATCCTTGGAGTTATCTCTATCCTTGCCGCTGTCCTTAACGCTGCTGTTAGTTTCCTGAAAACTGGTGCCTTTGATGTCGCTGGAGTTTTTACTGCGGTTACCGCTGGTATCGGTTTGATCAAGGCCGCTGACGCTACCACCGCTGCTCCCAAAGCGTGAATGCACTCCTGCTAGCAATCATTGCTGCTTGTAACGCTTATGCACTTTCAATCTCCTATGCCCGTGAAAACGAAATCGACTTACTCGAAGATGAGATTGATCGGCTCGCTGGTATTGGTAATGGGGCTAGCAAGCTGCGTATTGAAAGACTCGCACCGAGGCTTAAACGAAAGCGGTCTCTATGACCCAGACCACATTACCTTGAAGCCTGGAGTCAGCTACGACTTCGAGGAAGGCTTCTTGGTCGGTCATCTCCAGCGTTTCCACAGCCAGTACTCTTACCAACGCGCAATCATCATCGGTAATGGCGAATAACTTTTTACAAGCAGTAGAAGATAGACTATCTAATAAGCCTAAAGATTTCTACAAAGAGATCCCAAAAACTTTTGCTGGTTACCCTATTATTCAACCAGATGCTGGCTGGGATAAATATTTTAAAGATAATCCTCATGTAGCAGGTGCTGCTGTTGGAGCAAAAGTTCAAGGAGACTGGGATACTAGTCCTACTAGATCCATTGTTGTTAATCCTTATAATAAGTATATGCAAGATCCAACAAGCCGAGAAGGTTTAATGATGGTCGAAGCTGTACGACATAAAATTGCTGAAGAAAATAAAACTCCAACATTTAAAATTACTCCAGAAATGCAACAATGGAGAGAAAAAAGTTTTACTCCAGATCAACCCTATAGAACTAATGATAAAGCTTTCAAAGAAACTTTAATCAGCCGTGCTGTTGTTGGAGATGTTGGATCGGAGTTTGCGACTCCTGAAGTTAATGCAGAAGCAGATAGATACCGCAATTTAATTTTAGAAAAACTTAAGCAAGAAAAAGAATCTAAACCGTCTTTGGTAAAAGAGACACTTCCTTTAAAATGAAGTTGCCCAAATCAATACGAATTGGTGGGCATAAGATTAACGTAAAAGTCGCTGATTTAGAGAATTTAGGGGAGTATCATTCTGACACTAAAACGATTAAGATCAACGCAAACATCATCGGTGACGACAAGGAATGCTTTGAAACCTTAAGACATGAAATGATGCATTGCGCTTTAGATATTTCTGGTTTATCCTTTTGCGACTCGTTTGAAGAAGAATCAGTTGTCCGTTGTATGGACAATGTTTTCTTTCCCGCTTACGACAAACTACTCGTAAAATTACTATGAATCACGATCAAATCGCAGCTATTCAAAAGAAGATCGGTGTAAACGCCGACGGTTTCTGGGGTCCAGTAAGTATGGCCGCAGCGAAGCGACATCTGCGCGAGTTGATGCCGAATCATTCACCCTGGCCCTCTACTGACCAAAGAAGCCTTACTACCTTCTACGGTGCTGCGGGGGACGAGTCCAAGCTGATCAACTTACAGGTCGTTGGCTTGGGTATCGAGTACGATGGCAAGCCGGTCAAAACGATTCGCTGCCACGCTAAGGTCGCTGATTCGCTGCTTCGCATTCTCACTGCTCTCAGCAAGAGTCCGTACAGTCATTTGCTTAAACAGTACGCCGGTTGTTTCAACAATCGTCTGATGCGTAACGGTTCTTCTCCTTCTCTTCACGCCAGAGGTGCTGCTGTAGACTTCAACCCTGGCTCCAACGGTAATCTCCAGAGCTGGCCCCATGACGCCTCAATGCCTTTCGAGGTTATGGAGATCTTTGCAAAAGAAGGTTGGCTCGCTGCCGGTGCTTTTTGGAGCCGCGACGCGATGCACTTTCAGGCTACCGCCTAAAGAATCCTTGACTTCTTGAGCTTGAGAAGCTAACCTACTCAAGCAATGGCCGCAGCACAGTACAACTTGAATATTGCTAGAGGCGAAGATTTCTCCTTTACGCTCACTATTAGGGATTCCTTTGATGAGCCAGTAATTATTACCACTACTGGTAATAAATTCAAAGCAGAGATCCGTGAAGAGTTCAAGAAGCCATTGATTCAAGCCTTTTCTTTTCAGACGAAAACAGCGGTAACTGGCCAATCAACTATTGATTCAGCACTTGATGTCGGTGAAATTCGCTTTAACCTTACCAACGAGCAGACGATCACGTTTGATGTGAATAAGAAGTACAAGTGGGACTTCTTCTGGACTGATTCCGGTTCCGGTAATCTGGTCCACAAACTTCTTTACGGCGACGTAATTGTTTCGGCCAACATCACTAATATCTAATGTCTGACTATAAGCTAGTTGTAAACGAAGTACCGACCTACAACCTTTCGGTTGCAGACGGTACGACTACGCAGAGTCTTTCTGTTACAGACGGCGTTAAGTTGAACTTGAATCTTAACGGTTCTACTGGCCCTTCTGGAGTCGGTGTACCAGTCGGCGGAACCACCGGACAAGCTCTCACAAAGATTGATAGCACTAGCTACAACACTCAGTGGACTGACGTTGTTGATCTTGTCAGCGATCAAACGATTGATGGTGTAAAGACATTTAGTGCTACTACTCTTTTCAATGGCGATGCTCAGTTTGCCACTGGCGCGATTTTAAATATTGCTGATGGAAACTGGAGTATCAACCCTGACGGAGCCGCAACTTTTACTTCAGCTACTATTGGTAATAACTCAGGTCCATCTGCTAATGTAATTGCATTAACAAATGGTGGTGGTTGTGCTGAATTGTACGTTGGAGATTCCGTAAAAATCGAATCAGATACTGGAAATATATTCCTGAATCAAGTATCTGGTACTGGTATCGGATCTATTGTTTTTAATACGAGCGACACATATACTGGATCATTGGGACCATCTGGATCATTAACAAATGACCAACGCTGGACCCTGCCTGACGCAACCGGAACCATTGCTCTCGATTCCACAGCGGTGATGCTTAGTGGCGATCAGAGTATTGACGGAACTAAAACATTTAATGGTACTCTGATAGCTGATGGTATAGGAAATTACAATGCAATCGATCCTACATGGTACATCGATGGTGGTGGAGGGCTGAATGACAGTTGTGCTAGCTTTGGCACGCTAATAGTTGATTCAATAAAAAGAACTAATAATAACAATGAATTATTAGTTCCTGATACCAATGGATTTATCGCTGCATATAGCACTATCTACGATGAACTACAGGATACAGTAACTGTATCAGGCACATTCCAACCAACATTGGGTACTATAGTTACTAAACCTATTGTATTCAAAGTACAGAGGTCATTGGACATTCAAAATGAAATTGATATGCTTATGTATGTTGATGGATACGAAGCAAGATTATATAATCAAGGAGGCAGTAACTGGGCATTCACGCTTAATTTGCAACCAGATTCTGACTATGGTATGTATGCTACAAGTACTAATGGTATTTTAGGCCCATATACACAACAAGAATGGTTTGGTGGAGCTAGATTGGGTCTTACTGGCACAGGTACTGTCTTAGTAAGTATCCAGCAACTTGAGAAATCAAGTCAGGGTCTTTTCAGATCATCTCCATATGGAACTACTGTTTGCTCAGTAGCTGATAATAATGCTGGAATAGGCTACTGGGAAAGACTACTAACTACAGATCTAAGCAATCACTCTACACCTGCATTTCTTAGTGGCCCGCAGACCTTCTCCGGCGCACAGAGTTTCAGTAGTACAACTCGCCCAACGAGCAGCGGTACAGGCACTCCAGCAGCGACTAGCCTGATTACCCGCGACGATGGAGATACCCGATACGGTGCGCTTTCGAGCATTGTCTTAGCTGCTGATTCTGCAGGCATCAACAATACAATAGCTCTCCAGTCTACCGGACTATCATTGACTCTTGCTGCTGGCACTTACGAGATCAATATGCACTACCACATGGTTGTGACAAACAGTCCGACTGTCACAGGCTACAATCAACAGATTTTGGCTAGCGGCCCAGTGGATGTTTTAGGTATTGGTATGAGACAGAGTGTAGTAACTGCTACATTCGGCGTAAGCCAAGCAGCAACAATCAACTTGATTGGAGCAACGTCAATATATTCTGAAGGGAATGTTGCCGGTACAACGAAAGCACAAACTTTCAGATTCATTGCTTCCTTCACGTCCACAACTACCATTGAGGTTAAAATCTCACAAGGTATAGCTACATTAGCCGATCCAGTCTACCTCAAGAAAGGGTCCAACATGACCGCCCGTAAAATCGCTTAACCCTTATGCCACTCATCCACACCAAAACCGAAGCTGAAGCTGACCTTACTAGAAAGGATGAACTCATCCTGCAAGTCGCTGAAGCAGCGCACCATCTAGCAGTAACACTGAAGCAAACGAACGATCAGTTCTGGAGCTTGCCAACTGATCGTCTGCTTGCGGTGCTAAATGCTGACGTTATTTCAACGCTCAATACCTTCGCAGCGAATGCTGGAATCGGACAAGCGGTAAATGACTCGCTCGATGCTGTTGGTCTGCCACAATACTCGACCCGTGCGCCATTGCTCATGGGTCGCCAAGACATCAAACTCGATGATAACGGAGTTTTTGTCCTGATCCCTCCGGTTGTTGAGATGCTAATCGAAGAGCCAGTTGTTATTGACGCTGAACCAATCTAATCCTATACTACCCTTATGGCTGACTCTATCTTAAAACAAAATGCTGGACGCGGCGGTGCTGTCGTCGTTAATACTGGCGGAACTCTTGCCGCAGGCGAATATGTTGCAATGACTACGTTAGGTGCAACAACCGCAATCGGTGCAGGAATTACAACGCCTCTTAATTCTGGTTCTGCTCTCGGCGTTATTGCTGCTGGCATTACTATCAACACTTTAATCGTAAGTACTGGATCTACCAATACAGTTACAGGCGGTCCAGTTATCTTCTATAAAGGCGTAACAATCTAAGCTCAATGCTAGCCGCTAACTTCGATATCACTTTAGACCGCGCCGCTGATTACAGTTTCGTTTTGACGATTCAGAATCAGGCGTTGGGACCGATCACACTTCTAGCTAATGAGTTTCAGGGCGAGATTCGTGATACTTACAAGAAGAAGATTGTCGATTTTATGTTTAGCATTAGTGGTCTAGCTGTTGGAGATGTAAAACTTTCTTTAACAGAAACACAGACGCAGCTATTTAAAGCGGGCCAAACTTACTCTTACGATATTTTTAGAGTTAAAAGTAGCGATACGGTTCGCCTAATCGAAGGCTCTTTAAATGTACGTGCTAATACCACTAACAACTCAGTAATTTAATTCTATGGCTAACGATACTTATACTCTTACAATTTCTGAATTTGGATCTGCGTTACCAACGTCTCATGCATCTACTCACGTTGGCTCCGGTGCTGATGCAATTAGAGACGCGACACCATCACAAAATGGCTTGATGACAGCGGCCTATGCAACAAAAGTTGAGGCAGCATTAACGGCAATTGCAGATAACTCAATCACCACTGCAAAAATTCTTGATAGTAATGTCACGCTAGCTAAACTTCAAAACATCGCTGCTGATATATTACTTGGTAGAGCTACAAGTGGAACTGGCGTTGTCGAAACTATTCCATGTACGAGCTTTGGGCGTAGTTTATTATCTCAAACTTCGACATCTGGACAACGTTCAGTTTTGGGTTTAGGCTCGATGTCAACTCAAGCAAGTAGTTCCGTAACTATTACTGGGGGTTCAATCACGTTATCAACTCCATTAGTAGCTACTAGCGGTGGAACTGGTTTAAGTACTATAGCAGCTGGATCACTTATTGTCGGTTCAACTTCGAATACATATACTACAGTTGCTGGCGGGGCTAACGGTTATGTTCTCGTTTCAACTGGGCCAACCCAACCACCTATTTGGCAGGAACTAACAACAGGATCTGTTAATGTTACGACAGCTACAGGTACTCTACCAATTCTTCACGGGGGTACCGGTGCGACGACTCCAGCTTTAGCTCGCACAGCTTTAGAATTAGGTACTCTTTCAGTTCAATCGGTTAATAATATTGCTGTAACAGGTGGAGAACTACAAGGACTTGACCAAGTTGGCTTCGATCTTACCCCAACAACTTCAGCATTATCCGCGGGACAACTTCGTTGGAATACTGAAGATAAAACATTAGATCTAAAACTTCAAGGTGATGTTACTCTTCAGATTGGCCAAGAAACCAATCTATATACGTATAATAGCGAGGCGTCTACTATTTTAAATGGAAAAGCCGTCTACATTTATAGCTCTGTTGGGGCTAACCCAGCCGTCAAGCTTGCAACTAACGCTGCGGATACTGCTTTAAAAACTTTGGGTGTTGCTACTCAAGATATTAATTCTGGAGAATATGGGTATATTACTACGCAAGGTCTAGTACGCAGCTTAGATACTTCTATTTATTCTCCAAATACTTCTGGTACTCCGTTATGGTTAAATTCGTCTGGTGGGGGGCTCACCACTACAGAACCAACTCATCCAGCTTTACGTATTCGAATTGCTACCATTGTTAAGTCTGGTACTGATGGGAGTATTTATGTACAGCCCCAGTTATTTTCTGATGGACGAACAGCAGGACGTTTTACATGGGGTGGCAGCAATAATATTGTAGGGCCAACAGTTACTTTAACAGGACTTACGGCAGATTCTAATGTAATTGTGCAAGAACGTGGGGCCACTACAGCTAACCCACGAAGTTATTCTGTTGTTTGCGGTACAAATTCTTTTACGGTTTATGCTGATGCTGCTCCAGGTACTGCAAGTAGACTTTTTTCTTATATCGCCTTTATTTAAAATGCCAATTTCCCCGTTACCCCAGGCCCCGTACCGCCAAGACAGAAAGAATCTTGTAACCCCAATCGTTGGGGATATTCTTTTTTCGGAGATCCGTGACTGTAACCGAACCGAGTTTCCTGAATACGGTACCGCACACCCAAACCCAGCGAAGTGGCCCCACCATAAACTGTGCTACATTAAGCCGGTCGATATTGAGCGTAATGAAATCTTTGAGTTCTACTACTGTGCGGACCGCGAAAACCAAGATCTCTATAACTTTGAGTTCTCCAATCAAACGATCACTGGAGTAGCTGGACGCAAGTTACGGACAGTTATTCGGACCTACGTCACTCCACGCGCAGATTTTGATGCTAATATCCCTGAGTTCAACTCGGTAATGCCGAACGAACCAGCCGGTCAATTTGATGTTGTCTACTACTTCTTTGAGAAAGAACAGGCTCGGGTACCCGACAAAGAGCTCGACTCACTTTACATCATCGAGAAACGTTCCTACGTTGATGAGTCATTGCTCACCAAACCAGTTTCTATTTCAGTCGAAAAGGGCGACCTAACCCCTGCAAAGTTTCGCTTTAATCTCCCGACGACTACCGAAGACCAAGTCGTAGCTGGTGATGTAACGACCCCAGTACTAACTGGAAATCAAATTGCGTCTTCTGAAGACCAGTTAAACTCTTTTACTAAAGAGGTCAAGACCATCACACGAACTCCTCAAAGTGGAGATATCACGTTAACGGGTAGTAAAGCTTACGTGGAGGGTACAGTCGCTTCTGTTTCCGAGACTCTTTCTACATCTGATCAGGATCCTGATTCTGGTGTCTTTATCGTTCAATCCGAAGTCACCCCTATAGGAGACGGTCGATTCTTAAAAGAAACGGTGTCCGTTGATGAATGGCCTACTCTGATCAACTCGGACTGGGACCACGCACTTAAGTCCCAAGTTGTCCGAACAGATACATTCATCGCGTCAACTGATATCGATACAGACGCACCGTTCACATCTTACCGTGCCGTTAACAAAGACCGCACCTTACAGTCAGTCGAAGTCGCCCCGACCGATACGCTTACAAATTACTTGTTAGGTTTACCGACCCGTATCGATCTTAAATTACCAAATATTCTCCGCGCCGTAGAAATTATTATTTCAGAAGGTGGGGGTAACGGCCAAGGTACGAGTAGTTCTAGTGGAAATAATGCAGGCGAGTCTTACGCAATTTCCACTATGGGCAAATCTGAAAGCTCGAGTTCAAGTTCAATTAAACCTGACTTACTGATCGATATTGAACAACCCTGGGGCTCTGATTTACCAGTAATGGTTTATTATTTTTATATTGAGGCCCCAAATAATGTAGCTTCTGAGTCGGATGTTCTTTATAAATTGAGCACCCTAGTTGGAGCTACTGTAAATAGCTGGCCTTATTTCGAGCCGGTATCTAAAACTGTTATCCTTAGAGGTTCTTCTGGTGATTCTGCTTTATCAAATATGAGTTCACAGGAGAAATCATTTTCAAAAAAATCAGCATCACAAAATAATTCTAGTAGTAATTCAAATACCTACCGGTTTAGTTTAAATATCGATACCGTTACTTTACCGCCTACCCTACATAAAGGTTTTGTCTTTACTGGACTAGGTGGAAAATCAATTACTTTACAAACTTCCATAGATGAATCAATTCTTAGTAGCAATTTACGGTATCGTTTTTCTGTAGATTTTGATGCTTTAAAAGATCAAATTATTACTTTATGGCCGTCAGGACATAAGTTTTATTGCGCTCAGACTATCGTAACAGCTACTAGCTTTTCTGAGTTAGCCTACGGTGTCTACGCAACTAACCCCTATATCGTAGAAACAATTCCAAACACTTCAGACTCTAAAGTCTATATTGGCGGGGCTGAATCTGATGTAAACCCAACGAACGGGGATGAGCGTTTAAAATTCTCTGAGCATTTCTTAGCTTTAGCTGACGATACAGTTACAATGTACCCGTCACAGATTAGCTTTTTATCAAAGTATGACGTTGTAGACGCGACAGTATTTACGACAGCTCTTTCTGGGGTCGTCGTTGATTCCATTTTAAATGTTGGTGAATCTCTTCTTACAACTGATACTCATGTTGTCGTTAACCAACGGTACTTTTTTGATGCTGATTTTACAGTTAACGCTGGTCAAATTATTGTCCTTTCTTCGGGCCATTCTTTCACTTGCGACGAAACAACAACTACCCCGACTACTACCGGTGTAAAAATCAGAAAAATTGATTTTACTAATGCTTTAGGTGGAGCAGATACCATAGTATCCATTGGCGGAGTTTCATATGGGTCAACTACTTATTTTACAGGTTTTGGCCCAAGCTTAGCCTTATCAACTGTTGGAGAAGGAACTTCGACTAGGGCAGATTATTTATTCATTCCAACCGGAGGTATTACAGCTTCAGCTCTTCAAGCTGAGAAACAAACACCGATTACTACTTCATTCCTTGAATCAGAAATCCCTGTTCTTTCATCTACGACTACTCTCGGTACTCCAAACCAAATCACGGCTTTGGTTTCACCAAACTTTGTCCAAGCAACTAACCCGACAGACATCCCTCGTTCCGGTATGTACATGGTCCAGTCCAGAGTTGAGCCCTATAAATGGAATTGGCTTAAGTGTATGGCTGTCGTTTTAGACGCTTCTCAGTTTGCTAAAGGTTAAAAGTTATGGCTAAAATAAACGACAACACCGATTGGGCTAGCTACGCTACGGCACCTCCTCCGGTAATGACCCAAGGAACCAAAGAGATACGAGATCGATTATCTGAAGATGCTAGAAAGTTTAGTGAAAATCCAATGGATGAATCTATTCGTCATCCACACCCACACGGGATGGATGACTTCATTAAAAGGTCGCACCCAGATACAGATAAGAAATCTCAGTTACCGGAATCTAAACCAGAATCTGCGGTACCAACAACCAATAAATCAAATACAACGCCACCATCAGGACCTGCTAATTCTCCTTCTCTTTCTAAGCCAAGTAATCCGCTAGTTCCAAAATCTTTTTATTGTTGGGAAGCTGGTAAACTTGGCTTTATTGATTTGTACTGCAAGTTTGATTTCACAGAACTCAAGTAATCATGGACTATATTCCAGTGTTTCACGCCCCCCAAATCATTTGTCCGTTCCTGGACCGTGATAAGATGTGTACGGTAACAGACGAGTATTATGAATCCCAAAAAGCCTTCGCTGAGGATGAGGATAACAATTACGTATTGTACGAGATACCAGAAGAGGTCGCCATTCAGTGGAAGTTCAATGTAAAAAAAGTATCTGTGCAGTATTACTTAGTTAGTAGTATGTATACTGAAACTTATGAGTGCTTGGCTAGTCCTTTAGGATTTGAGCCAAGACAATATTCTCCAGTTGGAAAACCACCACCAAACCTATATCATAATTTATATGGGGCTAAGGAACTAAGTACCGGAGAAACTTACGAGTATTGGGCTACTTCTACAACTATTCCTGATAGCCCAGAGTATGACCATTATAAATGGGAACCACCGACTAATGATCGAGGTGCTATCTTCTTGCACGCTGGTAAATGGTATCATGCTGGTGGTATGCGGCGTTTCTATGGGATAGAATCAGACCAGCTACCTACCCCGTACTTAACGATGACTACTTATTTATGGGGAGTAGCAACTGGTCCGTTACCGGTATCTGCTCCCATTCCCCTTTATGCAACAGTCACCGAAACCTTTTTCTAGAATCTTGATTCTTGACTCTTGTTCTTTATTCCTTTAACCTCTAGACCTTAACATTATGGCCACATATTCTCCACCAAATTCTCCAGGATCTCTTTGGGGTCAGAAAAAACCAGAAGAACTTTTTGGTAACCCATCATTAAATCAGGGGCCAAATGTCTCACAAAAACCCACAACAGTTGCTCCTCCGCAAAGTTTCTGGGGCGGATATAACCCCGCGACGCAGAGCGGACAACCAGCTCCTGCGTTTAGTGGTGGTGGTGGCGGCGAGCTTCCCGCATGGATGCAAAAAGCAGCTAATAGTTTTGAAGAACAGCGTAAAGCTGAGACCCGTGCCCTTAATATGAGCACCGCTGTAGAAGGTGCAAAGGCTGGGATTTCCCCAGTTTCTGCTATTTACGCGGGTACTCCGGCTCAATCTTCTGCTTTTATTAATAAGAAGCAAAATATTGGGATGCCTTCTAACTACTACCGCTAATGAAACCAATCGTTAAAACACAGAAACAAGTCGCTTATCTTCTTTCAAAGGTTAGCCCTTTAAGTGGTAAGCAAGAAGCTAAACTTAAGCGTGAGCTTCATTCTAAGAAAGTTCTCGTTGGTCCAAACAAATCTAAGTAATGCCCCAACCAGTTTTAGTCCAACCCTCAGATAAAGCCAAGCAAGCTTACGGGCAAACCGCGGCTTCGGGTATGGACTTGGACCGAGCCTTCGACTATATCAAGAGCTACGAGGGTTTCAAGCCAGAGCCGTACAAAGACACCAAGGGGAAGTGGACGATTGGGATCGGAACATTGATCGGTACTGGTACCGACGAGGATCTCGCTAAGAGCGGGTACAAAGGGAAGTCAATCGATCTGAATACTGCGGCTCAAATTGCTCGAGAAGATATCGCTAAGAAAGCAGCTAAGATGTCTAACCCAGATTATCTTGGTCGGATCGTACAGCAATTTAGTCCAGAGCTACAGACAGGACTCGTTAGTGGTTTTTATCGTGGAGACGTATCTGGTTCCCCGAAGACTTTAAAGCTACTAAATTCTGGTGACTTGATCGGAGCGGCTAAAGAATTTTTAGATAGCGACGAGTACCGCAAAGCCAAACAAGAAGGATCTGGGGTTGCTGGTCGGATGCAAGATCTCGCTAACTTGATCGCTTCTGAGGGGGACCGTAATCCACAGTTCTACCAAACATTTTCTAGCCGTGTTGAGTCTCAATTGAAGAATCCAGCACAGCAAAAACTACCTTAAAACGCAATGCACGCTACTACTCTCGGACAACTCTCACAGCAACTTAAAAGCTATATCCAACCTGGGCAAAGCTTTGCTAGCTGCCTGAATCAAGCCTTACAGGTAATCTACGGGATGGGTATCTGGCGTGATTTAACTATCGAAGGTGTCTTTGACTGCTCAAACGGTTACGTTACTTTACCGGAAGAAGCTGAGTCTGTACTCTACGCTGTCTTCAATAACCAACCAGCACGTGTTCATAGCTTATGGCATGACTTTCAAGCTGTCGGTGACCGTTATGATTCTACTCTTAGTTTCGGTTTGGTTGATGATGGATTCAAACCCTTGCTCGTAGACTTAACAGAAGCGACTTCTTCGATTTATATCCAAACTGCGGCTAGCTCTACAATACCGCATAGCTATTCTTTAAGCGATGGAAACCAATTAACTGTAACTGGTAATGACGGTGACCAGTTTTATACCGGTGTAGTTGTCCCTGACTTAGATTCTGAAAATATTCAAATTGGTTATAAAGTAGAATTTGGAAGTCCCATAACTAGCATTCTTAATATTTGCTATGAAGGTTTTACTGCTAAATTTGATTTACGTTTAGACCGCGCAGATCGTGCCACCACTATTGCAACAGTCGGCCCAGGAGATGGTGTCTGCCGATTCCGCCGGTACCGTGTTCCGCAAGCTACATCGAACTCTTATGTTCATATCCTCTGCAAGCGTCAGTTCTTGCCTTTACAAAAAGACAACGAGATTGTTTATATCAACAATTTCGCTGCTTTAAAACACGCTTTACTCGCTATCGTTGCGGAGGACAACGCGGACTTAGAGCGTTCAGAGATTCACTGGGGTAAGTGCCGCCAGATCTTGGACGAGCAACTAGACCAGTACCGCGGCCCAGCTCGCCCAAGCTTGAATCTCCAAATGAACGGAGAGGGTATCTTGGCTACTCGTAACTTGTACTAAGTGCCTCCTTGATTATGCCAAGTACATCTTCCCGTAGGATGTCTTGGACGAAACCTACTTGATTCGCGTCGTCGTTCTCGTATTCGTACAGGATCTTCTCGCAATCCTCGATCCATGTATCTAGTATCTCATAATCGATTCCTTTAGCGGATCCCTGGAAACCAACCGAGGTTCGAATATTGTCCTCGTCGTCTGACAAAGCTTCTACGTAGATCGTGTACTCTTCTGCTCTGAGTTGGAATTTAAGTGGCTCAAGCATCACCGTTTAATTTTGATGGTCCAAATACGTCCTGAGCCAGTTGATTGGCTGTTAATCTCACGGGCCTCTTGGTTACTCTTCGAATACTCTTCAGCACTACTAAGGTCACGCTGTAAGCGCATAGGCTCCCGTACAATAGGAAAGCTACGAAGTTCATCGATGCGGTTGATTTCGACGACAAGCTGAGTCGTAGTTCCAGTCCAGTACTCATGTTGAGGATTTGATTCGGCATAGTAGTTAAGGAAGATATCGAGGAGTTCAGTAGCTCCTTGGCGAGCAGAAGAATCGCGTGCGCTATTTTCGACCATTGGGTGGAAGTAGCTGCGGATCCCGTAACGTGCAGAGCCAAGAACGGCAATGTTTGTATCGTAGTCCAGAAGCCAACGAGCGAAGTGCGGGAGCTCACGACCAATCAAGGCTTCTTGCTGCTCGTTCGGTAAGAAGTCACGTACAGAGTTATCACTGATCTTGAAAGCCATTAGCTTATCCCTGTTACTTGATTCAAGGGTCGGGATCATGCTCAAGCTATTTGCGTCTTCGTTCAAGGTAATGATCGCTCGACCGTACCAGTTGATGTCGGTACGGTCAGCGTACTTTGCTTCGACCTGAATCCTTGGGTTCGCAACGAGACGCTTCAGCATTTCAACGAACTTACGGTGGTCGGCAAAGTTAGTGGCAGAAACTGAGTCATCGATCGTCCAGATAGGGACCTCGCTTAAGGACTTATTGAAGGTTGTCTTCGCGGCCATGTATTCACTGGCGTCAGCGTGTCCGCCAAGGAGGTTGCCAACGATGAATTGGCTGAGCAAGGACTTACCGCGTCGTGGAGGTCCAGCGATAATTACAGCGTGACCGCTGAGCTGTTGCTTAAAGTAGCTTGCCTTGTACGCTCGGCTAAGCCATCCGTACCAGAAGTCCAAAGGCTTGCAGCCAAGTTCATCAGCGATAGGATCAAAGAGCTTATCAAAGAACTCGTGAAGCCAAGGCCAATCCGTGATATCGCCGGTAGCTGCTGGGGAGACAGCTTTACAGCGGCTTGTATTTACCATGCGTCTACCGTCAGGCTCGATGACTATCTTGTCGGCTTTAAATACAAAAGGAGCAGCGCCGTCTACACGGTTATGGGTAATGATGTGGTGTAGGGCAGCTTCAACTTCTGTTACTTTTTGTCCCTTCTTCTTCTCACTACCAAAACCAGCCATCTTCAAGTGAAGGATGACGTTGTCTCGGATATTACGAACAGCACCTGTGGGGCCAATAATCCAGAAGTCACGACCATCGTACCAGATATCACTGACTCCTTCGACAATTCGCTTTGTCTCGAACTGTTTAACGAAGTCATTGCCCAGAATCTCACGCCAGCTAACGAAAGGAGAACCAGCCCGTTCCGAGTAGCAGAGCATCCCGTCAGCTTTAATTACCGCGCCTTCACGATCGATACCATCATCGATCCAGAACAAAGGACCGCGGGAGCCCTCAGAGAATTCACCTTTCCAACGGTTAGGCCAGGTCTCTTGAATGTGTTTCTGGATCGTCTCTAGGGGGATATTAACGTCTGTTAAGACCCTCTTGCCGGTACCAACCTTGAATAGAGTAGCGATTGATTGTTCTCGGCTAATCGACCCACCAAAGCTCTGCCAGTCTGCCCCGACCTCGAAGTACTGACTTGGGTTCGTACTCGCTGTATCGAAGCCAGCATGGAGTTTTGTAGCGTTCAATGACTTCGCTAAGTGCTCTAGGACTGCTGTAGCGGTATCTTCGTTGACTAGGATTGGTTGGTCGATCTCCCAGATCAAACGTAGATAGCCTGACCAAGTCTTAATTGCGTAGGTTGGTAGGGGATTATCAGGACCCAGCCGCTTAGCGAGGTCTACTTTCAATGAGTCCCAATTAACGGGGGCGTCGTAATCTAAGATTAAGGTATGAATTTTGCATGGAGGATTTTCAACTCCAATTCGTTCCGCGGGGTTTAAACCTTCTACGCCGCTAATGAATGCGTGCTTGGTATCCGCCGCGGCACACCAGTTACGGAACGCACTCTTGCTAGTAATCTTGGGGTAGGTACAAGTAAAAGCTGTTGGGTCAAAATTTAAAGCGTTTGTGGATCGGAGATTCGGGATTGAGAAGTACTTATGGTTCATTGCTGGATTCTTGTTATTCGGTTTCTTGTAAGCCGTCAAGCGGTTACTTCGTGTAGGCTTTCATTATTTTTCCCTCTGCGTCAAGAGGAATATCGGAGATCCACGGAGGAGGTGTCTGCATCAGCTTCGTAACCGCTGCTAGAGTTGACTCTGCGTCTTCGTCAAGGCACTCGATGACTACTTCATCGTGTACGTGTAAGATGATCTTGAATCCTGCTTCTTCGATCTGGCGAAGCTGATAGCAGAAGATGTCACGGGCCAGGCTCTGGCTAGCATTTTCAACGAGCATTCCGAACCATGGACGAACGACCATTGGTCGGCCATTACGAATCATGACGCAGGTTACGGAATCAGCGGAACGAGTGAGGCCCCGATAAACCATCGCGTTACCGCTTGGGAGCTCGACGCGGAACTCGCCAGACTTAGTAGCCATCCTAACTTGGCGGTCTAATTTGCGCCAGAACTCGACGACCTTATTCATTTTGGTCTGGTAGAGCCGAACACTTTGCTCAGCTTCTTTGAGTTCGCAGTTCATAATCATGGCATATTTCTTGGCTGATGCGCCATAACCGCAACCCAAAACCATTCCTTTGACCGTTTGACGAAGCTTCGGGTTATGTTCTTTCAAGGAACCAAGTTCTTTTTTCCAGAGACCAAAGCGAATCGCAAAGGCTTCGTACATGTCCTCGGTCTCGCGAATCTCATCGAGGGTACTTTTGTCCTCTGCCAGCCAGCAAAGGGTACGGACTTCGATCTGGCTTAAGTCAACCACGACCAGAGAAGAACCTTCGGGAGCTTCGATCTGGGCACGGAGGTTGACGCCGAACATATCGCCGCGGGGGAGATTCTGAAGATTTAGATTTCCGCCGGAACCCGAGAAGCGTTTGGTGTGGGCTCCGCAATAAAGCAAACCGCCGTAGTAGCGATTGTCGTAAGAGCCCCGTTCGAATGCCTCGACTTTCTTGAGTAGGGCATTGATGCGGCGATAGCTGCGGACTGCATAGACCCACGGGAAGGTATCTGCATACTGGTCCAGCCAAGCCTCGCACTCTTCGTCACCCATCGCCCAGCTCTTTGGGGGAATAACCCCCGCTTCACGACAAGCCTTCTTTGCTTGTGCTGGACTGAGTAACGCGCCATTATCTCGCCAAGGAATCGCCTGCTCAGCTTCCCAGAGCTGAACTCGCAAGGTCTCTGCGTGTTTGCTAACCAAGTCCTCATTTACTGGGATACCTCGGCGACAGATCTTTCGGGTGTGTGCGCTGTAGTACCGCTCAAATTCTGGCCACTGAGCTTCGAGTTCTTGCCAGAGCTTAAGACACCACCGGCTATCGTCGAGGGCGTACTCTGTAACTTCCGCTTTGAAAGCAGGGTCCATCGTTGCCCAGTCCAAGCCCTTCATGTTATCTCGAGTCGCTTTGCTGAGCTCGATACCGAAGACATCCTTAACAGCGTTCTTCAATGCGCGGGGCTTACCAAGGTACGCGGTCATATCCGCGGTGCAATGCCACTCAGCAGCGTTGACTAGAGGGTACCAGCCGTGATCAGCACCGAAGAGATAAAGTGTTTCATCGAAAAAAGCATTGTGGCTAAGAACCCGCTGACCTTCCAGTAAGTTCCAGTCAAAGTCTTTTGGGTGACCACAGAATTCATAGCCGTCGTCCGCGACGACCGAGACCATATAAGCGTCAAATTTAGGGTGGGCAAAGTATCCTCGTGGACCTTGTACCGTGATAGAGCATTCTTTATCGTAGTAGGATTCGAAATCGACAGCGTAAGTTTTCATAGGGAAAATGTTTCTAGTTTCTAGCATAAAGAAGCCTGTGACCCTACACTGGGTTGGTGTAAAGTCACAGGCTAGGGTTGGGTTTTTCTTATCGATTACTCGACTTCGTCAGTAACGACATTGAACTCGAGCTGCTCAGCAGTTCCGTGGGCGCGGAGTGCATCGAGCTCGTGGTCAATCGCTTGTCGGACAACCAAAAGACTTTGCATCTGGTTGATAAGCTTTTCAACGTTCTCTTCAAGCTCATCACAAAGACCTTTCAAGGTATCGGATTCACGTTTCAGCAAAGCCAACTGTGCCACGCCCGAAGGCATTACTTGGAGACTCATGCTGCACCTCCCACGATATTAACCAAGAATGTCTTCACAGCCTTTGGTGTAGTCGCTGCTGAGCGTCCCAAGCAAGGAACGTACCAGCTGTACTTACCGCGTTCAAGAAGCAAAGAACTAAGATTCCATTGGGTATCCGTCAACGCGAGTTGTGGGTTACCGGCGTGGAAGCTATTCAAGATCTTAAACGTGTGATCGTAAGCAAAGCTCTGGACGATCAAACGTGCCAACTGGTAGGGGGTACCATCGATCAGGTATGGGAACATTTCAGCTGCTTCTTCTTCGTCCAAGCCGCTAAGCTCAGCAACGTGAGGAATCAACATGATGATTTCTGCGCGGGGGATCACAGAGTATTGGCTATCCAGCTTCAGCTGTGCGGCTTCTTCTGGGGTATGAGCGATACGAGCTTGGTCGTCTCCATCGTACGGAGTCTTTTCGGTCCAGCTCTTCTCGATCGAAACAACAGTCACTGGCAGTTTCTTGCCAGGTTTGATGATTGCTGCGCGGCGATCCAGAACAATTTCTCCTGGGTTACCTTCGATCTGACTCATCTTTTGGATGCAGTTCAGCTTCGGGACATGGAAGTCCTCTGCATTGAAAGTTGCATTATTGTTACTTGCGACCACAAGGGTGGCAACCGGCTCTGCCGTTACGACGGCTACTTCTGTCTTACTCATTCGGGTGTCTGGTTTCTGTTTTGTCTGTTCAATCAACCTTGGGCTAGCGTGAAACGTTCTGTTCCACGTTCCAAGATTCTCTCATCGTCTAAGCCAACTTCGAAGTCGCGAGCCCATTCGGTCTTTTTTCCCTTCGGTGCTTTCGCGGCGTAAACGTCACGAATTTTAGCGAAAGGGATGTCAGATGCCTCGAGGACTTGTGCGAGATCAATGCCGCGCCCATTTGCATAAGCAAGGAAAGCTGGCTTGTCAACGATAAGTTTTCTTGCGCCCATGCTTTTTAGCTTGAGCCCAGGAAGTTCTACTCCATCCTTTGCTAGGGCAACTGCCTTAGCGCGAATGCCATCCGCCCATTTTTCAACGATGGTGGCTACGGAATAAAGTTTAGAAATAATTTCTGGATCCTCGATATCTGCGGCACTTACTGGCCCGTCTGGAAGGATATCAGGGTAGAGTCGGACAGCAATTTCTTGCGCTGTATGCCCGAGAGCTGGGCAACGATCACGGTGGGCGCAGTAGCTGCAACCATTGGTAATATTCAAAGACTCCCAGTTAGGCGTCCCGTTGTTTTTCCACTGCGGACGTACAGCCATTGCCGTGATAATCGTGTCACTAACGATCGCGATGTAATGTGGAAGTTGATCACGGTGGTATTCTCCAATCAAAAGCTCCTGACGCTGTGGCAAAGAGAAGCTGGCATAGATTGTAGAAACTTCTGGAAATTGTTGGAAGACACCGATCGCGTAAGCAGTGCTCTGCCAGTTCTCTGGGGGCGCATCAACATGGCCGATGCCGGTCTTGTGGTCGTGTAGTACTGCTTGGTTCCCCGCAACAGCCACGATATCCGCGGTACCAAATGTCTCGCAACCATTCAATGCCATCTCGAGTCGAATCTCTTGGTGGATGATCGGCTCGATGTCGGTCTTTTCCTTGAGGTAAGCAATCGCATCATCCATGTCGATGATTAGCTGGTTAAAGATCCCAACTTCTTTTTCGTTATGAAGCGCGGATGGGTTGCGGACTTCGACAGCTTCGTGGATTCGAGTGCCCATCTCGGCTGCGTCGTTAGTTCCTCCGCGGCTTTCCCAGCCAGCGCAGGCGTTAACGTGTTTGAGGCTGGATGGACCGTACTCTGCGTGCGGACGCTCAGAGTGGTCTGGTGTTATTGCGTTTGTTTCTGTACTCATAGATTAGCGGTTTCTTGTTCCTCGTCGAACATTGCAAGTTCGCTGTGAACGTCATCAGCAATAACTTTGAACTCTCTGCTTGGCAAGGATAAATCTGAATTATTTTCAGCATAGTTTTTTGTGACTTCGACGTAGCGTTCAAGAGCGAGTTCCCGCAAAAGTTTTCGAGCTGCCCAGTAATTTACCCAGACCGATGAGCTAGTCTTGTTTGCTTCCCCTAAACGATCGATAATGAATTGTAAACGATCTTGTGAATTATTTTCCATGAAGGGCTTCTAGGTTCTTGATTTTGGTAGCTATAACATCCATAACGGATTCTTCAACACTATCGGCAGCTACCACTACTTGCTGCAAAGAATCGCTTTTAGCCCCATTACGGAATATCCGACCAAGGACTTGGAGATGGGACTTCACGTTGAAGGTCGGGCTAATCAAGGAGACCCGTTGTCTTTGGCCTTGGATATCGTGTAAACTTAATCCGGTACCACCGGCCTCGATATTGGCGATTAGTATCCCACATCCGCGATCTGCTTGAAAATCATCAATGATCTGTTGCCGGTCATCAGCTTTCTGACCACCTTGAATCACAGGGCACTTAAGGCTTTCCTGCAAAAGCTGGATCGTCTCACGGAAGTTCATGAAAAGTACGACGCTCATTCCTTGCTCAACGTAGTCGTTAGTCAAAGCAATCAGGTCTTGCACCTTACCCAACTCAGCTGCTTGACGGGCACGTAGGAGCCTGACGATAAAGAGTTCTTCGGAGTCATCTTCTTCAAGAACTTCTTCCATCAAGAACCTTGCAACGGCGTCCTCGCTAATCCCTTCGTTCTGATAAGCAGATGTAGCCTTCTTGCTACAAGTCACCGGCAATACTTGGACGTTGTTGTTGCGGAATGAATCGGGGAAGTCGGCTACTGTCAAACGATACGAGCTACCAGATTCACCGTACAAGACTCGGTGGAGGTCCTTGAGCTTTGCTTTGTCGGAGACGTACCATGAGTTCCAGATATCCTGCTTGCATCCCACGGTGTACATCCAGCTAGTCCAGCTCCTAAGCCGAGACATAGAGGAGTTCAGGTTATGAAGTCCCAAAGCAAAGCCCAAAGCCCGCATCTCGGTTGGGTCCTCACAAGCGGTAGCACTGAGCAAATGGAGGGGATACCCTTGTTGTGTAGCAGCGATAAGAAGCTGGGCGTTCAGAGAGAAAGCTCCTTGAGTCTTATGGCACTCATCAAAAATTAGTAAGGTATTAGGTGGAAGGTTCCACTTCATAATCTTCTTGCCGGTCTTCGAGAGGTGCGTGGTACTTCCGTTGCGAAGTTTCTCGTAGTTAAGAACAAAGATTGGTTCGACTCCGTGGCTTTCGAATTCGCGTTTCCAGTTCGTAATGACGGCTTTGGGGCAAACAACAGCGACTTGGCGACCCAAGGCTTGGGTCAAATGAACTGAAACTACGGTCTTACCGGTACCAACTACCGAGGTATCCAAAGAATTTCTTTTGCTTTGTTGGACCTTTAAAAAGAAATCCAAAGCCTTTTGCTGTGCGGGATAAAGAGTTTTCATGCTGTATAAATAATATATCCAAAGTATTCGTAACCGCTCGGGTCAACCGCGTATGGTTCGTGATCGATTCGAGTTATTAAGCTGTGCGGTAGCTTTCGACTGTAATCGTCTAAGTAGTCTCCTACTGCTAGGTAAGGACCTCCAGGAGGGTCTATCGAATGCATTACATCTTTAGTACCCGAATAACTCCATGGAAGCTCACGGGGATCGTCTACTTGAAAGAGCCACTTTTTTGGCTCGAGTAGTTTTAGCTCGACGTTTAGGCGGTACCGGTTCTGGAACGTTATTTTCATTTGCGTATAATGCGATTAGGGCTGCGTCAATAATTCCATCGTGGGGAATCTTTCCTGCGCCGACCATCCACTTTTGTTTGGGCCAACGCAAAGAGGCTTTACGTAAGGCCAAGATCTTTGTCAAACCTTTCTTGAGTCTTTTTCCAAGAATCTCATTTTGCCAATCATTGACTTGGACCCGTAAGCACGGGATGTTCGCCGCGGCACAGAGTCCAATAATCTTACCGAAGCTCAGAGCCATGCTCCGCATCGAGGCCAGAGTCGGAGCGAAGTGCAAGGGCTCCTCGATCGCGACAGTTACTTCTGGGAATTGAAGGATCCAGTTTAAAACAGCGTTTGGATCAATCTCGTTTTTATAACCGACCTGTTTGCAGGGCATCTTCGCGATTGCGATGATCTGCCCTGTCGAAGCCTCTAGAGCCACCAAGCCACCAGATAAACCGTTATCAATTCCCAGAATAACTTGCATCAGTCTTCGAGGTCAAGTTCGCATTGACGGTCGTGGTCAGGGTCTTGCTCTGACTCACACTCGCAACGGTACCTTCCGCATTCTGAACAATCGTTAGAATACGTACATTCCCCTTCAAAATCAATACAACACGCCCCGTTTTTCTTATTTTTAGAGAAAATCGATTCGTAATTATTACGGTAGGATTCTCCATTAACCGGTCGTTTACCGTCTCCTTTTCCTGCGGGGTTGTAGCTCATTGCGAATTCAGGTTTAAAGCATCAAGATTCAAGATGCAAGGAAAAAGTGCAAGTGATCGGACTCGAACCGACAAGCCTCGCGGCGGAAGATTTTAAGTCTCCAGTGTTTACCAGTTTCACCACACTTGCAAAAAAGTTTGTGGGTTACGGTGTTCCCACGCAAGCTTACTGCGTACTTGCCGCTCACTGGTGGGTTGTGCCGCCAGCCTTTTTCACGCTCTCAGCTTTTCAACTTTATCGGGTATCGTGCTTGAGAAATTGGAGCAAAGGTGTGGGATTCGATACCCACATTTTAGAAGTACAATCTTCCGGTTCTAAACTTGAACTAACCCCCGCAGAATACATGAGGAAGGATACGAACCTTCGGGCGTTGTTCACAGCTAGATCTGTATGGAACCCCGCTCTTAATCTAGTCACCATTAAACCGCTCTGGCACTCATGTGAAATTGACGCTCCGTTAACTCAGCTCAGATTTGGAATCCTCACTGCTGATGCTCTAAACAGCGCACACGGAACAACATGTCCTCCGAACATCAGAAAATTATTCACTGACAAGACTCGCAGCCTTCGTCCATATTACAGGTTGAAGGACGTTCTGGCAAGGGCTCATTGAAGTCATCGTCGTCGATTACAATAGGATCAATAACCATTAGAATTGCATTTGGTTGGGGTGAAGCCGAGGTCTATAACGAGGTGGTCTACAAGACCTTGGAGGCTGTTCTTGTTATCAGTAGCTTCAATATTACAAGCCTCAGCGTATTGGGAGAGATCTTGAATTTGTTTTTGCTGATTTTGGATCTGTTCTTCTTGTTCGAAAAAGGTCAAAGCATCATTGCTAGTGATCCTACGAAGCAAATCAACTTGGATATCAGCGTCGTGAAGAGCTTCTGTAATAGCGTCATAGCCTGTAGAAAGATCACGGTAGTCTTCGATGACCTCATCGTAGTCATTAAGAAGAGCTTCGTGATTTTCACAAAGCTGCGTAGCGGCAGCGGCAAGCTTATCAAAGGCGGCACACTTCTCTTTATAAAGAGAAATAACATTTGGGTAGGTGATGGCTTTCATAAAGTTTCTGTGTTTTTAATTAAATGTTGGTAACCTGCTTGATTGACTCTTTCCTTGATCCGCTCAACTTTTCGCTGAAGCATCGTCAAGGTTGTCAATTCGTCGTGGCTAGGTTGATTTCTTTTTTCCAACCAGTCAATAAGAATCTTGAGTTCTGACTGGAGTTTTTTAGTCCGTGCCTCGCGGAGTCCGATTGTGGTGGTCATTGTTCCTGAGCGGTAAGATTTTTATCTTTTACAAAGGTTCCGTCTTGCATTGTTCCCGTACGGTCTTTGATTTCGAGGTATGCTAGGCGTAGGCATTCCTCCGCGGTGGTGCCAAAAAGCTCGGCAAGCAAGATCAAGGTAATGATCGAGTCACCAATTCCGTCTTGGATCGCTCCGATCGTACCAGCCCCTTGTTGGTAATTCTGGATCGCTTCGGCGGTCTCCTCGATTTCCTCAACGACTTTAGCCCATTGGCCTTGGATTGTTCCTTTGCCCTGGGGGCCTAGAATTCCCTTGGTAACGCCCCAGTCCTTGATTGCGTAGAATAAATTTTGTAGTCTCATTGGTTTTGAATTTTGTTTAAAGCCGCAATGCGGTGTTCGTCGGACGCGAGTATCAGATCGATGTCGCTGACAAGAGCGCAGCCTGACTTGTTCTTCGGCATTGTCGAGCCGACGATTGCTCTTAAGGCGTTGACCCACTTAACCCGCAGCGTGAGATTGCTTCTATCAAGCAAGCCAGCGGCTTCTTCTTGTTCGCGTATGGTCATTGCCCTTTTGGTTGGTAATCGTTATCGATGGTCTTCTTGAAGTTGACTTGTCCAGCAATATGAAACACGACAATGCCTTCAGGATTCATGAACCCTTTAGCAGCAACGCTGCCGTGCTGCTTGAGATCGTAAAGTACGAGCCGCACGATGTCGGTATCGAACAGTCCAGAATAAAGAATCGGAACCACTAGACAGCAAGCTGGAGCCTGTTCGGTGTACTTTGGTTCCGCTTTCGGATTCGGATTCAGGATTAAGGATACAGGCTTGCCGTGTTCGACCCAACGTCCGGCATTGAATAACGAGAAGAAACGCTCGCCGTTCTTGTAGCCGTAGCCGCGTTGGATTTTGCTACCCCACCACTCGCCGAAGTGATGGCCGACTCCTAACTTGAAAAGTTCGACGGCATTGTCCAACACCCATTGGGCAAAGCCGAAGTTGTCATCTTGCGGCGTGATCCAGCGAGTACGAGATCCAGCCCAAATGCCTAACGGCTCTTCGCCGCCGAACTGTCCGCCCAAACAGTTTGAGTCTAGCGGGTCGTAAGCACCGATGTAGATGCTGGCATTTGTGCCGTCGATTTTCTCAGTGACGATGCAGTCTCGCGACAAGCGAGCCATTTTGGGGAAAGGTCTAAAAGGAAATGTGCTCATGTTAGTTACCAAAGGTTCAAGTTACGGGCGCAGTTGGCGATGATGAAGCCACACGTTGTAGCTTGCAGTAGGTAGTAGCAGATTTTGATAAAGGTCTTCATTGGTTCTTGTATTGTTTGTACTTAATCAGTGCTGGCAAATAGATTAGCATCCGCTCAAGATCTTCGACGTTGTGCTCGCACTGCCGACAAATAGGATCGAGTTTGCGCTGTGCTGGCAAGTTATTTCTTCTGCCGCTGCGACCGCAGATGATGCACTTGTAACGGCGGGACGGCAGTGGTTCAGTTGCCGTATTCGGCGATTCCATTTTCCTGTAGGATGGTTAGTTGTTCGGCGTTCTGTTTGCGGACAACGGCTAGTTCTTCGTTGAGTTCTTTATGCTGCTCTTTCATTACTCTCTTGTTACTCTTCGCTCGTTCGAGTGCTTTAGATGCTTCTTTGAGATCGCGTTCTTGTTCGACAGCGAGTAGCTTCCACTCATCCCGATCAGCAACAAGTTTGCTGTGGCCCGCTTGCCAGATGTTGCATGAGCTGACGGCTTCAGCTAACTGCTTTCGCAATTCGTCCAACTGAAATTCCTGTAGCTTATAGAGGTCACGCCTGAATGCTAGATCGAATCGGGCTTCGTCTCGCTCGCGCTTAGCTCTGGCAATGCGTTTGTCGGCATTGGCGATGATGTCGAGCCATTCCCCTGCACTAGCTTTCCTTGTAGCTATAGCTTCATCGCGCTCGCGTTCTAGCTTACGGGCAAGATTGAGCATATCAACTAAAGCCGCTTCAAGATCATCCCGCTCACACATGAACGCAAGCTCTTTATCAAGCTTATCGTGTAGGGCGTTAGATTCAGGTGTATCAGATACTGTACAGGATTGCTGTGTTTTGTTTGAAGTATCAGTCATTGTAGTTATTTGATAATTTGTTTGGCGATTTCTCGAAGTTCGGTAAGTACGTTGATAAACCAATCGAGATCGCTTGATAGTTCATACTCTGCTAGCTGTAAGTCAACGCGAGAATCGTCCTCTCCGCAGAGAATGAACGAGCCATCGAACTTAACGATAGCATAAAAGTTCGTATCCTTTAGCTTGTATCTGGCATAGGTAGAACATTCGTTTATCCAATCGCGCTGCCAGTAAAAGTATTCGGGCTGCACTTCTCCGCCACAGTGATCGCATACGCCGCCGACAAAGCCTCTCGGTTCATCGCAGCATTGTTCTGGTTTAGTTGTCATTGTCTTTATTCAAATGGTTTCTGATTGCGTTAGTGATGTGACCAGATTCAAGCAAGTCGATCATCGTATCATTATTAACGTAGCCGCCTAAATTGCTGTATATCAAGAAAGCATTCTTACGGTTAGGCAATAGCAGCAGATACGGAAACGATGACTTGTCGAGTAGATCAAGCGCGTCCTCTACATTGTCGAATGATCCGAAGCTCATGATTGATTTTCTTTCATAATAGAAGCGTATTTCTTTTGTAGCATTTCAGTCAGAGCTTGTTCTGCGTGCAGTGAACGCTCAAGTCTTTCTGCCAACTCACGCATTTGATTGTACATTGCTGGCCAATCGTCTTCGCAAATCTCTTCGTGCAGCCAGTCTGTTGCAGGTGTGTCGCTCATGCTTTTGTTAAGAATTTAAAATAAGCGATGGCGACCACTGTAAGGCAGATGCCAACAAAGCAATCGTGAATCAGGTTACAGGTTTCAGGGTTCATGATTCTTTTTTCGTTAAGGCTTGCGCGTAAATAGTCCAGTTGTCCCTGTCGCGGTAGACGCAGACCCCTCCCTGAAGTTCCCAGCCATTAGCTAGTAGAGCAGTTACCCTTTCTTCCAGTGTTCTTATGTTTGCAGCTTCGACGATTCCGTATTCTAGTTTCATGATTCAGGATTCAGGGTTCTAAGTAATCCATCTTCTGTTTGCTCAAATGGTGGGAGCTTACGGTACTCTATCGCTTCTTGTGCGGAGTCGTAAAACTTATTCGGCTGGTCAGATAAGCGGTATTGTTTTTTGCCGTCTAGCATTCGGACTTGCAAAAAGATTTCGTGTTCTTCTACTCTGTATTTCATTCAGGTTTCAGGGTTCGGGCTTCTTTATAGTATTGGTGTATAAGTGTATCTACAAGCACACCTTGAATAGATTGTATTGCAATTCTTATGTCTCCTTTATCTGCGTAGGCTATTTCAAGAATACTTACTAACGCTTTTTCATAAGTATCGCATCTGCGTTCAAGTGTGCGGCAGAAATTAGCCGTGACTACATCATAGTCTAGCATCCATTTTTTTGCTACGAAAGAAGCTGTATCTGTTTCTGGTGTATCACTCATCGTCTTGTTTGGTTCGGGCTTCAAGCATTGCGTCTGCGATTTGATATGAAGATTTCGATATAGCGGTGTAACTTTCAGAATTACCGTATAGAGAGATAAATGAGATCATCGCTTGTCCAGCAAAGTGATCGCGCAGACTCATGCCATCGTGAATGTTGCCGTAGGTACACGGATGCACTGGCCCACCTTCTTCAAATACGAACGGGCTTTTCTTTACTGGAGTAGTTGTTTTTGTTTCGGGGAACATGTTGTTGTTAGTTAGAGAATTTCCTGCACCGTGATCGGCTCCCAGATATTTTCGTCGTATGAAATAAAATCATTATCTTCGATCACGCCAGTGTACTTGTGGATCATCAGCTTGAAGATGCGCGGCTCAGGCTTGATGCGGAAGTATTCTAGCGGCCAATTAAAATTGAGCTGTGACTCATCATACCAATCGTCTTCAATTTGGTATCTGCATTGGATTATTTTGCCCTCAGCCAAAGCCTGCACTAGCGGCAGGTATTCGTGTGCGTTGTTTTTGTTCATGCGTCAATGAGTTCGATTTTGGCGGTGATCTTCGGCACGACTGAGCGCACTACCTCTACGATGAGCAATGGAGCGCACCAGTCGGTTTCGTGTTCGGTCTTCAGGCAAGTGCAGCTGTCGTTCCAGACATCACGGATGTCTTTCAAAGCAAATGCTTCAGCGGCTTTGCGAGTAGGGTACGGGCCAGTAGCGTGACAAGTGTTTGTGTGCTGCTCGATAGCATCGGTGTCGATAATCCAGTATTCTTTTTTCATGCGTCTAGTAGTCTGAGTGCGTGTTTGTATGCGTCGATCTGACCAGCAACTCTAGCTTGCATGATGTCAATCGTATAGGTTGGGTACTGTGCTTCACATTCTCTCAAGCGTTGTTCCAGCTTTGCTTTGTAAGCAGCGAGATCGAATACGGTTGTTGCTGGCTGCTCTGTTGTAGTTGTTACAGCTAGCAGATTACTGATCTTTGTTTCCAGAGACAGGATACGGGATTCAAGATAGCAGAATGATTCGCTGTATTTTGACTTAATGAAGTCACAGATTTCTTGTTCATTCATGCGTCTAGTAGTCTGAGTGCGTGTTCGTAGGCTTCGATTTGAATGGCGTATCTTTCATAAGTTATTTTGCCATAAGTCTCTTCTGCTAATCGTTTCAAATTAGTGATGCGTTGCTTCAGTAGCCCCCTGTATCGTTCAAGATCGAACGCTGTCTGATGTGGTTGCTGCTTTCCTTCAAGATACGCTACACGATCTGTGAGATCCTGTAGGCCAGTTGCCATATTGCTGAGGGCGAGTCGGTAGATGTCTTCCATTTCAGTTTGCATTAGTGTTGTGTAGGTGGGATTGGAAGCCAGCCTTTGAGCTCGGACTCGTAGCCCCATTCATTCTCGAAGTAGGAGTCGGTCCACTCCCCGTCGATCTGGCCGATCTGAGGCATCGCGTAGACCCACTTAAGGCTACCCACGCTCCACATACAAGCGACATAGCTTGGCCAACCGATATCGGCTAGGAATACTGATCCGTCTTTCGGTGCGTCTTCTGGTTTATTCGTGGTCATAAAAAATTTCTTGTTCTTGTTCTGGTTCCCATCCTTCAAATAATTCGTCAAAAAAATCGAGTTGTTTCATAGAGGTCTTAAAAAGCTATTTAAAAAAATTGCAGATAAGGTTACTGCGACGAGTAGTCCGTAGCAATACGGTGGGTCAAAGAAAAGACTTAAGGCCATTGTGGGAGTTCTTTCAAAAGTTTCTTGGTTCTTTCTTCACGGAGCAGACCCTTCATCAAGATCGCGTAGTTGACGAGATCATCGCAGGCATCATCAACAGATTCCCCCTTGACCTCGAGCACGCCTTTGAGAATAAAGCTCTTGATCCTTTGGAGCTTGTCAGTAACACGCAACAAGATTCCAGTTACAGGGTGCAAGCCAAACATCTCAGCGATGCGAAAGTTGGCGTAAGGATCCGCGGTACCGCCGGTGTAGTCTGCGTTCTTCTCTCGCATAATCCGCATACAGTTTTGGCAAGTCTCGTTATGGAGCTTGAGTAACTCTTCGATTGGAGTGCGGTATTCTTCGGCTACTTGTTGTGCGTTCATCGGTGTGCTGAAGTCCATAACCGAGACAGTTAGGCTGCACAAGAAAAAACTTTAAAAATTATTATTCGTCGTCATCAAACTCAGCGTCTACAACGATTGTCTGGCCTTTTGATTTCGCAGAACCACCACCACCCTTGGTCAGGATATTGAGATTGATCGCGAGACCACCGGCACCTCCCTTAGCATTCAAGCCAAGATTGGTCCGCAAAATATCGTTCAAGGTAGCGAGGTCTCTCATGGTCTTGACCGGCGGCGGCATCGCCGCGGCTTGCTTCAAAACGTTCAAGCCCATCGCAACCATGATCGCTTGGTAACGGTCCGCGGTATCTCCTGGCTTTGCCATCGCTTCTTCGATCGCTCCCATGATCTCAGTAGCGTTCATCATCTTCTGGGTCGGGGTCTCGTTCTGCTCGAGAACTTTAAGAACCTTCTCAGCTTCGCTAATTTGAATCTCTTCTGCTGGAACCGGAGCATTGAAAATCGTCGGCTTCAAGATCTCGTTGGGATCTTGTGCCGGTGGAGCGTAGACTAGGGCCGAACCGTGGACCGCTGAAGCGGCACGGCACCACCTCATCACTGTCGAGTAATCAACTCCGATCGCGTTGGCGATCTCTTGGGCCGCGTGTCCTTTGGTGAAAAGATCAACTGCACGGGCACGTACCGCAGCGGGTTGTTTGCTCGTCTTCTGGGCACCTTCTGCTTTTTTGGGTCTTGCCATCTATTTTTACTCCATCGGGTTGTATTGTTCAAAGATATACGCGTAGGCAAACTCGTCTAATGAATCAGGAATCTTGATTCGGGTACAGAGTCTCTCGTAAAGCCTCTCGGCTAAGACAGGATTTTCTCCAGCGATTTCACGTAATTCATCGTACTCGGACAAATTTGCTACTAGGTGTTCAATGAATTTTGTTTCCACTGGATGTCATTACAAACGAATTTAGCTTGTCTTGGCAAGAAAAATATGTAGGTATGTACGAAGTAATGGCTAAACGACATATTTACGACCCGTACCTTTTACCGGATGGTAGCTGGAATATCGCTGGAAACCACATCGAACCGTGCAATGAGCTGACAGCTTTGCTCGCGTCGTTCACTTTACTAAGCGGTGCCGCGAAGGCTCACATCTTTTGGTGCATCGCGGACATCCTCTGGAACGGGGACGAGCGTCCACAGCCTTTGTTCGCGAAACACCCTTGGGCCGAGCAGATGATCAAGGCCGCGGCTTCTGAAAAATATTTGTCGATCGGCGGAGCTGCTTCGAGCGGGAAGTCTTACACGATGGCGGGTTGGGCCGTGGTCAACTGGCTCGCGGCACCTGACCGAACCTTGATCCTTGTAACTTCAACCACTCTCCGTGAAGCACGGAAGCGGATCTGGGGTGCTGTGATCACTTTGCTGACTTCAGTTCCAGGACTACCAATCAAGATTCGGGATTCAATTGGTTCCGCAAACTACATCGATTCGAACGGGGTAATCTTTGACCGAGCTGGGTTATCCTTGATCGCCGCTGAAAAGAGCAAGACTCGGGAAGCTACCGCGAAGCTGATCGGTATCAAGCAGGAAAGGGTCATGTTAGTCGCTGACGAGCTTTCAGAGCTCGCGCACTCGATCGTTCAGACATCGATGTCGAACTTGGCATCCAACCCAGAGCTGAGCATCGTGGCGATGTCTAACCCTTGCAGCCGTTTCGATGCTTTCGGTGACTGGGCCGAGCCGAAAAAGGGTTGGGACTCGATCGTCCCCGAAGTCGATTACTCGTGGCGCACCAAGTACGGGGGTCTTTACATGAGATTCGACGCTGAGCGAAGCCCAAACCTTGGTGCCAGTGAAGACCTCTATCCTTGGTTGCCGACCCAAGCTCGGATCGACGAGGCCAAGAAAAACCTCGGTGAGTCGAGCCGTGGATATATGCGGATGTACCGAGCCGTCTTCTTCGATACCGATGAGGCTGAGGGTGTCTACGGTGAGAGCGAGTTATCGAGGAGCTGTGCTCTTTCGAGGACGACGCTCAGGGAAACCGTAAAGCTCGCAGCTTTGGACCCTGCATTTACCAACGGAGGTGACCGGACGATGGTTCGTTTCGGGGAGCTCGGTTACGATTCGAACGGGCAGTACTGCTTGCAGTTGCTAGAATCACTTTTGCTTTACGAGGACGAGACCAACAAGGCTGTGCCGCGGACCTACCAGATCGTACAGCAATTAAAGGACGCTTGCGTCAAAAGAGGCGTGAAGCCCGAGAACGTAGCGATCGATGCCACCGGTGCAGGCAATCCTTTCTGCGACGTTGTAGCCGCGATGTGGTCGCCGGATATCCTACGTGTAGTCTTCGCGGGTAAAGCGACTGACCGCCGAGTCAGCATGAACAACTCGACTCCTTGCTATGACCTCTACGCGAACCGAGTCACTGAGATCTGGTTCGCTGGTAAAGAGCTGATCCGTTGCGGGCAGCTTTACGGAGTCGATCAAGAGTTGGCCCGAGAGATGACGGCGCGACAATACGAGACGATCAAGGGAGGTGAAGGACTCAAGATGCGGGTAGAGCCAAAGCCTGACTTCAAAAAAAGGTCAGGGTATTCGCCTGACGCAGCGGACGCGGCTTTCTTGCTAATCGATCTGGCGCGGAATCGGCACGGTTTGATCGCGCTCGAGCCTCTCAAGAAGAACGACCAAGACGGCTCTAGCTTCGGCAACTACCACCGGCAGGTTTCGATGAAGGACTTGCAGGTCGAGAGCAGGACCTCTTACAGCAGTTTGATGGAGTTCTAAAATAACTGGTCTTCTTATTGCCTCCCACTTTGAAAAGTATTTCAAAAAGTGAGTGGCGGTTAATCCCCTAGACACTTAATGTTTCTAACTCTTTTAAAATCAATAAAATTATTTTTCTCTAAAAACCTTGAAAACTGTCTAGTGGATTATCAAGGGGAGAGTTTAGAAAAAAGATTATATTAAGAGAGTGACAAGAAGACCACTAATTTGAAAAGGTCGCTAGACCCTGAACTTTCAGCTTGCAATCCAAGTTAGGTCCTGATACCGTGGGCCTCGTTATGGCTGGCCGACTAATTGCATCTGACTCTACCCGACTTCTTCGACAAGCTTTATCAGCTCGTTCCCGTGGATTCGGTGAAGGCGTTGTCAACGCTCTAGCGGCCCAAGGTTACGATGCTAAAGAAGACGAGCTCAAAGGTGGCCCTGCCTTGAGACGCGCAAAAGGCTACGCCGAAGCTGAAGCCGCGAAGCAGACGGCTTCTGAAAACCTTCAGGGACGGATTGCCTTTGCGGACGAGCTCAAGAAACGCGCCGGTGACGAAAACCAACCAGAAGGATTTGACTTGCGTCAGTTCGCTGAGCCCCGCGCTGCTGGACTTGGGATTAGCCCCGCCGCGCTTACTAGCTTCTTTGCAAGGAACAAGCTAGCGATGAACGGATCTCCCCCAGCAACGGCACCAACTGAAGTTGCCACAAAGGCATCGAACCCTCTTGCAGCATCCGGTATCCCATTAATTTCTGAAGTTCCTTTAAAGTCTCAACAAGAAATTGATTTAGAAAACAAAAAAGCTTTAGCTAAAAAAGCTCAAGAAACAACAACTCCTCGTTACGGCGGCACGTACGGCTCGACCGGCTTCTACCAATAATTTTTATGGCAAACTCTACAGCCCCATACACAGCAGCTGACGCTACAGCACAAGTTGATGCCCAGAAAAAGCAAGAAGAGCTCCAGCGCAAGGCCGCTGCTTTACTTGAAGCAAAGAAGAACACGCCGACCGGTGAAGTACTACTCCCGCAAAGTACAGTAGATACTACTGGAGGTGAAAAGGGGCCAAGATATAACCGCCTAACTGGATTACCTTTTGGATATCGCCCAGGAGATGACCTTAAACTTACAGAAGGTGCCCCTAAATCTATTGCAATTCGAGCAGCAGAAAGCGTTGCCCGCCAAGAAGCCGCGCCTTCCGAGGCAGCAGCTGCGGCCCAAACCATCATGAATCTTGGAGCTCGTTTCGATTCTCCGGTTAGTTCTAAGCCCTCACCAGCTACAGCTAGTCCCGCTAAGGCCCCAGACTACGCGGCACAGTACACCGCGGCACGTACCGCTTACAACAAGCCTTTAACCGAAGGGGGAGGTCCTGGAGAAGAAGCCTCGGTTAAAAACGCGAAGCTCGAAATGGACCGAATTAACCAAGCCGCCCAACAAGGTCAGAACGAATACTTCAGGCGGATCGATGGAAATGCCGGTCGCCTGCTCCAAACGACCAACCCAAAAGCTTTCGAAGAACAACGCAAAAAGGTCGAGCTCGAAACCGGCGGAACCACCTATTCGCATTTGCAAGACTGGAACTTGCCCGCAAAGAAAAATGTAGACACCTCCGAGTTCTACAAAGATTCCGCGCCTACTTTGCTTGATCGAATGCTAGGCCGCGCCGAACTTGGCAATACAAATCAGTACCGCTCGGCATCAAGAATCCCTGCTGGGGGGAATCGCCCCCGTTAATTTTTAATTCAAATGGCTTTAGGACAACAACAGCGTCAAGACCCCGCGGCACCTCTCTTTGCCGTAGACACGGATATCACGCCTCTACAATCAAAGTACTTCGAGTACGCTGAAAAGGCTTTTAAAGACCCTGACGAGTTGAGTCGTGCATACTCTTCGATCGTGAATACTTTCGGCAGTATCCAGCAAGCTCGCGACATTCAAAATGAACGGATGCAGAAGGACGAGGACCGAGCGATCCAGAACCAGCTCCGTAACACCCAGCTCGATGCTAGCCGATTTGAGTTAGCCCAAGCCAGAGACAAGGTCCGCGAGAAACAACAGTCCTTGGCTCAGACATCTGGATTCTTGCAAGGCATCAACCAGATCAAAGCTCAATTCGCTGGGGACCCTGCCGCGGCTTACTCAGCGATCAATGACTTCGGTGCCCAGAACGCTTCGGCCTTTGAGAACCCAACGAACAAGAACGCATTCGAGCTTACCTTGAATAGTCTCCGTACCCCAGCGGAGCTTCGACTAGATAAAGATAAGGGCTTGGACGCTGGAACTATTTCTAATTTAAGTAAGCTTACTTCCGCGCAACAAGAGGCTATGTTTCCAGGATCTTCTAGGAATCCTTATGTAGTCGCGGCGAGCGCAGCAAACCAACTTGACCTAGAGTCCAAGGGCGAGACCAAAGCACAGCGGGACCAAAAAGCTGCTGTTGAAAAAGTCGAAAGGAGTAACGTTGCTCTACGTAATAAAGTTAATCAATACCTTACTCCACTTGAGGGTCTGACTAAAGTCGATCCAGTTAGTTCTTATCAACCGTCTGAATTTAATTTAATAGATCAGACCCTTACTGGTCTTCAGCAACTAGATCTCATTGATGAAACAGACAAAAATAATTTGAAAGACGTTGGTATCTACGCTTTGGAAACAGAAAAAAAACCAGCTGATTCCAAAAAAAGACTCCTTAATAAATTTGGTTTTGGCACAGCTACAGATAGATCGACAGTTGACGAACCAACTCAGCTTAGAAATCTTGCGGAACAACAACAGCGTATTTTAAAAGCTACCGTAGCTAACGCTAAAATTAAGGCTAGTAAGAAAGGCTTTAATCTTGATGAAAGCGAATCGGTACCAGCTAGTAGCCCCCAGGGTTTTAACCCTGTAAGAACTACTGGTAGACCGGCACAATAAGCTTGACTCAGTTACCTTGAATCAAGTATCTTGCGGCTTAACGCTATGTCGCAATTTACTACTGATCCAGACGGAATTGAAATTGAACTTTTAGACCTCCCAGAATGGGGCTCTAAAAATAATCGAAAGCTTGATAACGTCAAGGACCTCTCAGATTACAAGAATTACGCGACAACTAATTTCCTACGTTCAGGGCAAAAGCCAGATCAGTTCAGCCAGTCCCTAAACGAAACTCTTTTTAACGAGGGACGTGAACGAGGTATCTTCCAAGCCCCTGACGCCGCGTTACCGGAGCCAGAACAACTTACTAAGCTCAACGAGCAGTTCTCTTCATTCGCGAACTCAGACCGCGTTGATTCCACTAAAGACTTAGACCTAGTCGTCAACTCTTTACCTGAAGAGGACCCCCTTAAAACCAAGGGACAAGAATATTTAGATCGCTTTAATGCTCAACGTACCAGCGGGCTCAAAGACACCACCTTGGATATCCTTGGCTCTGAGGTAAAGGATATCTTTTCAGCTGACCGGATTCAAGATGCAAGAATCCAGTACGCGAAAGATAAGAACCTTTCGTTCATGGACTTCCCGACCGTCAACGAAGCGGGTCAAGTCGATCCTCAACGTCGTGGAGTTTGGATTAACCCCTCGGTCAACCCAGACCGCAAGATGTTGTTTGAAGCAGTAAATCAATCCCAAGGCTTAATCGATCCTTATGCCGTCACCGCTGCCGAGTCGATGATTCAAACTGACCAAGGCAAAACAATGCCGAGGTATAAACAGCAAGAGCTTGAGATTAACAAGCAACTTTTTGGTGAAACCGAAGCCAAGTCTGCCCAAGTAGACCGCTCCCAGCAAGGGTCAAACTTTTCTATGCTTATGGATCAAGTAGTTGAGGTGGCTAATGATGGCTACGCTCAGACAAAAGACATTAATAAAGCTACTGAGGTTGAGCTAACTAAGAAAATAGATACCGGTGTTCCAATCATTAGTGGAATGGAAGGGGAGAGCTATGTCTACAATCAGAAAGAAGTAGGTACTGGCAAAAGCGTAGACCTTTCTTTGAAGCTTGCTCGAAGAGCTTTGGCCCAAAGCGACCCAACAAATCCACTCATTAAAGGTTTGTCCGAAGATGAATTCGTTCAGGTCGGTAAAGACTACATCAAGCAAAGGCTTGCACCCCCACTCGATGTTGACAAGCCTGAAAATAATTTCGCGACTCTTAGCGACGGTTCTAAAATTCCTTTGGGTACCACGGCCTTACTTTCCACAGAGAAGTTCGAGCAAGGTATGGACAAGCTTGGCCTCGAGGGCAAAGACCGTGATATTGCTTCCGCTGTGCGTAAAGGTTACCTCGCAGCTAACACTAGCAAGTTGGACAAAGTTCTATCAGACTTCGGTGGTGACGAGTACCATGACTACATGGTTAACACTACAGCAAGTGATCCAACGAAAACAAAGACGGATCTTATCGCTGACTACATCGACCAAAAAGCAAAAGAAGATTCTTGGGCTACTTGGTTAAAACCTCGTGCAGCCGGTCTTGCACGTTCTTGGTCTGACGGTGGTTCAGCTGTCATTCAAGCGGTCGGTGGCGGTATTACTACCTTGATTGGTTGGGAAGGTGGGCGCAAAGCTTTGGAAGACTGGGCTATTAGCGATGCGAAGCGTAAGCAAGACCGTGGAACATTTGCTTCGGCAATGGGTTCTCCTCTAGGAATTGGTTATGAGTTTGCTGAGCAAGCAGCTCCAATGATCATCGATATCGCTTTAACCAAAGGTGCGGGATCATTAGCTAGAACTGCCACCAAAGCAGTTATGAAATCGACAGCAGGAACCGCTGCTCGATTTGGAACTGAGGCAATTAAAGGAGTGTTGGGAGAAGAATCAAAGACTTTGCTCGGTAAGCTTTCACAAAAGGCATTGACCCCTTACGTCGAAGGTTTGAAGGCTGGTACTTCTGAAACAAGTCCTGCCCAGCTCTGGCGCGTGATGCGTAAAGATATCGAGGATCGTCTCGCACCTTTGGCGGCAGCAACGGCAACTCAACGTGGTCTCAGCGGTGCCCGATCTGCCCAAGGATCCTATGTTGAAACAGTCATGGATATGCGTTCTCAGAAGAACGCGGATGGTTCAAACAAGTTTAGCGAAAAACAAATTCAAGACGCCGCCTTGGTTAACGGATTGAACTCAGGCGTTATTACGGCTCTGGTCGAGCATAGCTTCGGTAAGTACTTTGGAGAAGGTGCTGACCAACTTATGACTGGTAAGAATTTACGCCAAATTAAGTTTTATGCGAATCAGCTTTCACAATCAGTTCGCGGTAGCGGGATCGGTGGTGATGAACTTTACGGTATCCTTAAGAACGTTGTAAAAGACGTTGTCCAGACCGGCTCTAAAGAGATGTGGAAGGAAATGCCTTCTGAATTTGGAGAAGAATTTGTTGATACCTTGACCTCAACTGCGGTCAATGCCTTGGTCAACAACAAGGATCTCGATGTTGTGGGTACTATTAAAGACTCATTCAAGGCAGGCTTCATGGGCGCGGGTTATGGTGGCTTGATTGGAGGCACCGTTAAGTCTGGAGTACTTTCAAAGATTGACCAGCAGCGGGACATGATGTCTGGTACAGCACAAGGGATCCAGAAAGAAATACTTGAGAAGACGATAGCTAAACTTGAAGAGAACGGTAGCTCACCAGAGACAGTTGCTATTCTCAAGGACCGGATGCGAATTGCACAGCGTCGTTACCAAGCCGTTGCTGACCTATTGCCAACAGCACCACCGGCACCGGCAGCTGCCGATGCATTGGACCAACTCGAAGAAGAGCCCTTTGATATTCCAAAAGCACCGGCCCCTACAGTTCCCCCAGAAGGACCTCATGCGCCTACGCGCCTTGCCCTAAAGCAGGCACGTGACCTTGCTGTTTCTATAGACGAATTAAAAACGATTCAGGGTAGCGGTAAGATTAACAAGGATGGTATCCCAACCATCACACCGAACGATGTTCTAGCTTATGTCAATAATCGTACAGCAGAAAACTTTCAGTTCGCGTTCCAAGGTGGGGATGCGATCTTTAATCCCCCAGGAGGTGTTCAATCTGTAGGGGAGAACCGACCACCAGAGAATACCCCAGAAGAGCGCACCTTCAATGACATGAAGGACACGGTAGTTGTTATCGATGGGCAACGCGGTAAGATTCGAGTTGAAAACGGTGAAGTTCTTTTGGACCCTGAAACCGGTGATGCGCCTATTATTCTTCCAGCTAATGCCGACATGAAACTTCGGGAGTTCGAAGGCTTTGAAGGTACCTTCGAAGAGAAACCAATGGTCAGCACTCGTCGTGCCCCGCGCCAGATTGATTCTGTCTCCGAGCAAGGTAAGGTGGTTTATGGAAACACTGAGTATGATCTCCCTAACGATCCACGTTTCGCTAATGTTCGGAAAGCTTCTGACGGGTCGATCGAATCAATGCATATCCTTGTCGAGAATAGCAAGGGTCTCAAGACTTGGGTCTACGCAGCCGGTGAAAACATCCCCTCGATTGAAACTGTTTATCGCGTCCGCGGTAATGAGTCTTCACAAGGATTCAATGAAGCTGTAGCTAATGCACAAGAAGAAGAGATTCTTCGTAACAAAGCGGCACAAGAGAATAAGCCGGTCCAGTCCAAGAAAAGACGCCAGCAAAAGCGTGAAGAACGCGGTGCCCCTCTTGTTACAGATCTCGGCCAAGCTACGATGGAAGTAAGCGCGGACTACCGTGTCAACCAACTTAATGACCCAACGACTTCTGCGGAGCTTATTAATGCCTTGAATGTTGTCGCTACCCAACTAGGTATTGATTCTTCATTGATCAGTGACCCACGTGAGTTGTTCACAATGATCGGACCAGACCTAGCCGCTGGTCTTGATATCGATGGTTTCTCTCCAGCCCAAATCAATAGCGCAGTATTTAATCTTCGAAATAACGGAGAGCCGACGACTATCCTCGAGCACTTAGTCAACGAGGAGATGATTACTCCAGCGGATCGTATTCGACGCAACGCTCAAATCCAAGCTTTTAGAAACAAGAATAAAGGTCAAGCAGCTAAGCATGGTATCAAAGCAGGAATGGATGTAAATACTGTGCTGCAAAGCATCGCGAAGTCCGCTACCAATAAGCTTCACCGCGAGACTGCGAAACAACTATTGAAGCTTGGGGTAACTGATGTTCCTGTTATCGTTGCGAGTCTCCCAAACAACAATTCAGTTGCGGGTGCTTATCTTCGTTCAAGCAATGCTGTTATCTTGAACCTTGCATCTGATAACGGTGGTGGTCCAGTTGATGTGATGCTGCATGAACTTATGCACTCAGTCTCTGAGCGTATTATTTCTAACCCACAGAACGCTGTGGAAGTTGAAGTCCGTAGCAGACTCTTGGCTTTACGGGCAGAATACATGGCCAAAGCAGAAGCTAAGTTTGAAGGCAATGTTCCTCTCGATCTACGCTACGCTTTGGAAGGACGCTTCTCTTTGGACGAGCGGCTTAACGAACAAGCCGGTGCAGCCGAAATGGTTTCACACTTCTTTGCTTCACAGCAATTCCGTGAACGACTCAACCAGCTCAGCCCAAAAGGTGAGCGTAACTTTGTTCAAAGAATCATCGATGCAATCGCTTCGGTCTTTAGTGGTAAGCGTATCCCTGACGCGGCTATCTCTGACCTAGTCAAGGTGATGACTGATCTCACACAAGCAACATCTAATCTTGGCCCTCATCCTTATGGGCGTACCAGCGGACAAGTCCAAGCTTCACGGGTCGCAATCGCACAAGCCAAGGGACTCGGTCCTTTGAACGGTGTACCAAACCCATACACCCGCGATAGCTTCCAATGGGCAGAGCACCAGATCGGAACTCTTTCTAATGTGACGATCCCTGAGCAAGAGATCCGCACAATCATCGAGGAAGGTAAGTTCGGTATGCTCACAGCAGAGAACCCAAACAACACTATCCTCGATGACGATGCCAATGCATTGCTAAACATCGAAGGCAAGCAATGGTTGTTAGACCACGGCTACGATGTACACGAGATCGTTGGCCGCTACGATGCGAAAGGCGAGAATAGCTTCCTGATTCCTGGACTTAAATTCCAAGACGCAGTGGACTTCGCGGTCAAGTTCAACCAAGAATCGGTGGCTCTTGATTCTGGAATGGTGTATCAGGATGGCAGCTACAACCCACGTATCGGTGGATCTACTGACCAAGAAGTCGAAGCCGACGACAACTACTTCAGCGCGATCCGCGGTTCGAACGGTACAGTTGTTCCGATCCGAGTTGTGTATGACTGGGAGAACAAGGTCGAACCAGAATTTGAATTAAATAAAGTCCGCGATATCGCCGGTAAGTCCGCGGCTTTCAATCAAGTTCTCAAACAAGATGACTTCGAGGTTGAAGAATCTACTGATACCTTGAAGCCTTTCGTTGTTCGCGATGGTAAGATGATCGTTAATGAAAAGCTCTTGAACGAGAAGCTTGATGACTTGAGCCCCGAGGATTCTGATTCAGTTCTTGAACAAGCATTCGTACTCGCCGCTGCTCACGACAAAGCGATCCGTGATATCGGACCAGAATTCCACATCGAGTTTGAAAATAGCGGGATCAATACAGAAGCTATCCTTGAGTCTATCGCTGATGGTTCTTTGACTACTTCTGATCTCAATGACCTCAAGTTAGTTGACCAAGGTAAGCTTCAATCATTCTTAGCTTCCGCTTACGCTGAAATTGCTACTCGTAATAATGGTTCAAACGAACGTTTAGCTACTGCTCAAAACCAGATCGGTGATATGATCCGTGCCTCCAAGGACGGCTACGCTGATATCCCAGAAACAGCTGAATCTTTTGTGGGTTCCCCAAGCCAAGTCGCTTTGGACATTATTGCTGGGTCAGCTCTACCAGAACCGTTAGTGAACTACTCGAAGACCGCTGCGGCTATCGTGCCTAGTACGGTCAAACAAAACGTCAAGGCCGGTACCACGGTCGGCACCCGTAACCCAGTTGCGAAGCGTGCTACTGAAAGCGGTACTGATTCGAATGCGAGGATCGATCTAGCCACGATGCGTTTGAACCAGCCGGTGTACCGCAAGAATGCTTTGCTCTTAGTTGAGTATCCATTGGTTGCCCGTGAGTTTCCAAAGCTCGCCGCTGAAGTTCGTAGGCTCCGTGCCAAGATCGCGAAGACCGCGGCTCCAGTCACAGCCAACGCTGGCCAGATCAACTCGTACAAGGCGACTGCGAAGAACATCATTGCACGTGAGCTTGGAGTCAAAGCTGCCAAGGTCAGCAACGTTGAACTTGAGAACACTTTGACTGGCACTACCGGCAAGGTCAAATTGACCGGCGCAAACGCAGTTGAGTTCACCAAGTTACAGAAGGACTTGAAGAAGGCCCAAGACAAAGGAACTCTGCTCAAGGCTACAGCCAAGGAAGCCCGTGATACATTCAGCAAGACCTTGGACCGTATGTCTAAGGACGAGGCACACCCAATCGCTTTGCAAGCAGACAAAGTTTACGAAGCGATGATCAAAGCTACCGAGTCTAACCTTGAGGCTTTGATCAATTTATTCCCCGCAGAGATCCGCGAGATCGCTAAGCTCTGGTACGACGGAGCGAACATCATCTCCAACGATTTCTCTGGTCAGTACAAGAAGACGGTCGAGCAAGCCTCGGGCGTACTCGCTGTGTTCAGTCCACAGAAGGATTGGTTTATGAATATCTCTTTGGCTGACCGCACGATGAATATCTGGGATAGCCAACAAAACTTCGCGTTCGACGAGAAGATGGCAGCTCAGTGGATGAAGCGTGGCGGTGAGCCACAAGTCACCGGCGAGGAAAAAGACGGAACCCCGATCTACGAGAAGGGCAAAGCAAGCCCTCTGGTCAAGGACGGTGAAGTCCAGTACGACGAGGACGGCAATATGATGTTCACTGGTTGGTCTTCCACCAACGCAGAGATCAACCGTGCAAATGCAAAGCGTACCTTGGATCGTCTGAGTGGGAAGAAGCTTTCCGAGCTATCGATCGAGGACCAGTCCAAGTTCATTCGGATGTACTCCGAGACCTATGACTCACCTTCTTTCCGAATGGTCACCCCAGACGGTAAGGCCAAGGACTTCTCGAGAACCGAGAAAGGTGCTGAGCAAAAGATTGCATGGCCAGGGTATGGTACGGTTCAGAAAGCTATCCGAATCCTGAGCGCGGATGCAGGAAGCCAGATTCAAGTCATCAGCGAAGAGCTTGGCAAACAGCACAAGGTTCGCAGCTTCTACAACAACATCGTTGACCCAGCCAGCACTGCCGGTCACGTGACGATGGATACCCACGCGGTCGCCGCTCTTTTCTGGCAAGCCTTCAGTGGTAACAGCTTCGAGGTCGGGCAGAACTTTGGCACCGCGGGTACCTCGAGCGATGGTACTCTTGGGGTCAACGGTATGTACGCACCGAACGCCGAGGCTTACCGCGCAGCGGCAGCAGCTTTCGGTATCCTCCCACGCGAGGCCCAGTCGATTACTTGGGAAGCTGTGCGCTTGTTATTCCCCGCGAAGTGGAAGTCACAGAAAGCAAACGTCGATCGTGTCCGCGCTGTGTGGGCTAAGTACGAGTCGGACAAGACCTTTACGTTGGACCAAGCACGCTCCGAGATCTTTAAGATTACGACTGCGAAGTACGATCGGGACGGCAATGTAACCCAAGAAGGTAAGGACTTAACTGAAGCTTTCAAGGATACCAATAGTCTGCTCAAGGGCTTGGGCTTCCCAAGCTGGGCCGAGGTCACCAAAGGCCCCGCACCTGCTGGCGAAATAAGTACAGTTCGTCTTTCCAAGCCACCGGTCCCACGTGAATTTGCAGACAAGCAAGTCACCTTGACCCATTGGTCCTACTCGCCAGAGATGACCGAGACAGACCCATCGCGCCACGGCAGCGGTGGCGGTGGTAATGAGCTCAAGCGTAGGAAAGAGTACCCAAAGATCTACTCGAACCGAACTTACTTTGGTTACGGTAACTACGGGCGTGAGCAACAGATCGGTCAGAATCGGTACGCGATCAACATCGATGGTAACTTGATCTATGACTTCAAACGCGATGAGCTTGATCTCTACCCTAGCTCAGAGGACTTGATGGCGAAAGGCTATGCACGGTTCGACCAACGCGCCGCGATTACGTTGTATGAAAATGCGATCAAGGAAGCTGGCTTTGCCGGTTACGTCAACACCGACTTCCACGCAGGAGTCTTATTTGGTAAGCACTCAGTTACCAAGGTCGAGAACAGCAACAAGACTTTACCTCTAACCGAATCCGAAGGTACTCCGTTGTTCTCGAGGTCATGGGCCGCAGTTACAGCAGCTAGTCCTGAGTCTGCTTATATGCTCTCGCTCGACGACGTAATGATGAACGAGGTCACTGGGAAGTTCGAGGCGGGCAATAAGTTTACGCAGTTGTTCCGTGCATCTGGTGGAATGGATCCTCGTTTGTTCGAGGCTAACCAGTACCAAGCCAGAGCAATCTCGCTAGCGAATAAGAGACTCACCGATCTAATGGGTGATTTTAAAAAGGCAGTCAAAGACGAGAAGATTTCTGACTTCGCTGATGTTAACTTGGCACTCGGTTCTACTGAACCAACAGTCAAAGCTCAAGACCGTGACAAGGCCGGTGCGATCAGAGACGCAGAAATTGCTAAGGCACATAAGGATTTCCAATCATCAGACCACAACAAGAACTACCGAGCCCAAGTCGATGCAGCACGTGCTGATCTATTGATCCACAAAAATAAGCAGATCTATCTGGACGCAGTAAAGGATGCTCAAGACGAGCGTGCCGGTCGCATAGTCCCAGGACCTAACCAACCAATGAATGCTTTGCAGATCCGTGACGCACAGATCGAAGCTGCAAAGGCACAGTATGACCAAGCCTTGCAATCGTCCCGCGCTAATAACTTGAAGCCAGTTCGTCAGGCTATGGTTCAGGCACAGCTCAGACTCGAGCAGCAATCCCCGAAAACAGCTGAGATTGTCCGTACCTTGCGTACCTCGATCGATGAGCTAAGCACACAGCTTCTAGGCGAACTCGAGCCAGACAACCCGATGCGTATGACGATCGATGGGAACCTCGGAGTATACCTTACCCGATCCTACAAAATTCACCACGATGAAGGGTACGCGCAGAAGTTCCTCAAAGAACCGGAGTTTGTTAAGGAACGTACCGATGCCCGTAAGTATCTCGAAAATGACTGGGTCAAATCAACCGCTGAATCGTGGCGTAAAGACGTGGCTTACGAACCGTTCTCTGATTCTGAGATCTTGGCTCTGGCAAGGCAAGAAGCGAAGTCAAAGTCGATGGGCGAAGTCTTACTGAACCAGTTCGTATCAAGGCACGGAGCAACCCCTGCATCGATGGGTGCTGACCAGAAACGCTATGACCTTACAAGGTTCATGGAGAAAGGTGAGGTTCCAGAAGAACTCAAAGCAGTCATGGGTGAGATCGTAAACCCAATCGAAGTAGCCGCTAGAACTTATGGTAACCTCGCGCAGTTTATCGGTACCCAGCGTCTGCTTAAAAGCTATACCCAGATCGGTATCCAGAACGATTGGCTGGTAACAGCTAAAGATATCCGAGACAACCCATTGAAATATGATGGCTACGAGCAACTTGTTCAGACAACTAAGTCTCGAGGAGGTGATCCATTATCGAACTACTATGCTGCACCAGAAGTAAAAGAAGCATTCACAACGATGTTCCAAACAACTTCAAAGCCAGCAAGCAACGCAGCAATGAAAGTTGTAAAGGGTATCGACCGTGCTGCCTCGACCGCGGTCGGTGTGACAATGGCCGCTATGACTCTTGGCTCTGGTGGATTCTATGTTCGTAACTTAGCATCGATTCCGTTCTTCATCGCAGGCAATGGTTTTATACCAAGCCCTTCAAATATTGCAGATGCACTCAAAGGAATCTCTGAAATTAACTACGGTAAAATTGATGAGCTTGGTTCCAAGTTAATCGCTTTGGGTGTGGTTGACGGCAGTATGAACATGAATCTTATCAAGGACTTGATTCGGGGAATGGCCGCGGATCCAGAACTTAATGTTCAGAAGCTTAATCAGCTTATGTCTAGCCCAACAAAGGCAGCTACTTTGTTTACTAAGTCAGGCAAGGCAGTAAGTTCTATCTTTGGTAGTCTTACTAATCTCAACGATTCGATCGATTCACTTTATCGGATTGCTTATTGGTCACATGAACTTGATGTCCAGCAAAAGGCCAATGCTGTGCGAACTGTTCCTCTGAACCAAACACAGATGGAACAAGAAGCTGCACGCACAGTTCGTCGTACAAGTCAGGGTCATAGCAATGTGGCTCCTTTAGCTAAGGAACTTGGTAAAAGTGGTTTCGGTACCATCTTCAATAGCTTCTTCCGCTTCACTGCCGAAATGATCCGCTTGCCCGTAGAAATTACGATGGTTGGTATCGAAGAAAAGAATAGCGGCAACGCAGTCTTACGTGCCCGAGGCATAAAACGTTTGGTTGGATTAGGTTCTACTTTGGTTTTTTCAGCGGCTTTGCCTGAGATCATCAAAGCAATCTACCACGTGGGTGACGATGAAGAAGAAGCTATCCGTGCAAGTCTTCCTGACTACGAAAAGAACAAAGACTTGTTCTTTACCAAGGGGCCTAAAGGTGTGACCAAGTACAACTGGTCTTACGTTAATCCTTGGAGTATCATCGTTGACCCTTTCGCAAGATCATTGAAACACATTTTCAATGGGCGTAAAGGTGAGGTCGCAGGTGTCCTAACCCAAGCTCTCGGTGAATCCTTCTTGTCACCACAGATCGCAGTTAATGCTTTCCGTGAAGTGGCGGGGAACGAAGACAACCGCGGTGCCCCGATCTGGTTAGATTCTGATAGCACAGGATCAAAGATCGGGCGTGGACTCCTTCATCTTTGGAAAGGTGCTTACAAATTAAAGACTCCAGCCGCGTTCTATAACGCTTTCGAGGCGTACACGAACAAAGGAAATTACAACGAGCAGAGCCGTACCACCAAGGCTATTGACATCATCGCTGGAGAATTTAAACCGTTCCAGCCAAGAACTATGGCTAACGAAAAGATCGCTCAGGACTTGATGTGGAAGCTCAAGGACGAACAAGACAAAGCAACCAAGACTTTGTCTCGTTTGAATACCAAGGATGCTCTCGATGAAGATGAAGTGAGAAAGATCTATACGAGGTACGAAAACGCAGCAACAAGTATCGCTCAAAGGATGTACTCCTATGGCAAAGGCATGGAGAAACTCGGCTTGACCCAAGGTGACTACCGCAGAGCAGCGACCGGTGCTAGCGGTGTTGGCTTCAGTAAGAACAAGTTCGACAAAGCTGTCAAATACGGGGTTCTGGATCGCTACGCACCGGCACCTGAAGCGATGGCAGACTACTTCAAAGCTGGTGGGCCTGACAACGGTGCTGCACGGGTCGCATCGCTTCGTAAGATCATCGCTGAAAGACCAAGACTCATCCCACTTACCAGATAAGTAGGCACAAAAAAGCCCCACGGCTTTGAACCGTGGGGCTTGGGTTGTTATTTAGCGAGCCATTCGTCGATCTCTTGAGCCAAACCTACCGCGTCTGGGTAGAGTCGGTTCAGGAACTGATGGATTTCAGCGGAGACTGTTGGGTCAACCGCCGCTGATCTCGATCGAATCGTTGCGAACTTGGTCTTGTAAAAGACGTACTCTTGGCTTTGGTCATCCTCGAATCGGTGTCTCTCGACTAGGATTCGATCATGGTTTGTCGAGTCCCAGAATATCTGGGAAGCGAAGCAGGTGTTTCGGATCATGGTAATGCTTTGATAATATCGATTAAGGTAAGCGTTACTCCGATCGCTGCGACTAGCAGGAAGGAGTAGAAGAACTTCATGCAGTTACTGGTTCCTCCTTCGGTGCAAAGTAGCTTTGGACAACGCTGCGGATAATACCGGTGCTCTTGCCCTTCACTTTGTCGAGGAATTCCCCGACCTTTTCTTTGTCGTCGATGGTCTTCGAAAAGACCCCGCTGCGGATTAGGATTCCGCCGCCGCTAAGAACACAGAAGGTTCCGTTGCGGGCGTTATCGAAGTCTGCTTGTTTCTGGCTGTTTTGTTTTTTGATTTCGTTGATTCCGTACATAATAGGTGGTGGTCAGTTGGTTGTGGTTGAGTTCGTATCTTACGCCCAGATCGGGCTCACGTCGATTCTTTTATTTCTGGGGGCCTTAAGTCAAGCCCGTTATTCTTTTTATTTCTTCAACGAACAAGCGGTTGGCTTGTCGTTCTAAATTGCGGTTGTTTTCGATCCTTATGTTTTTAAGTCTTTCTTCTTGTTGTTGTTTCACTTTCTCGGCGGATAGCCTTTCTTGTTCTTCTGCTTTCTTAACTGCTAAGCGATCCTGAAATCTAGATTCACAGGCTAGCTTAGCAGATTCTAAACGCTCAGCTTCGGCAATCATTGCTTCAATCCGCGTGAGCTTGGCGTGGATGGCTTCTCGAGTCGAAGCTTTTTCTTT